CTTTGTATAACAATAAATGAACCATTACGATGTTTTTACTTTGGCAGCAGGCAGATGTGAATCTTTACTGTTGCCTTTTTTATTTAAAATACATACCTTTGCACTATGGACAACGAAAGAGAAATATTATCGAAACTTGACGCTATCATACAGAACCAAAAGGTTTTGTATGAGAATCAAATTGTCATCTTTCAAACTCTAGCATCAATCGGACAAAAGGTTTACAGCCAAAGTGATTTCAAGAGTTTTATGATAAATATGGTAGCAAACGGAATAACAGAAAGAGTAGAAGCCAATGATCAACAAAGAAGAAATATCTAAGATTGCAGACTATTACTTCCAAGTAAAAAGACTTGCAAACGGTATAAAATCGTCAACCAAAGAGCGTGCGGAGAAGTTTTCTAAAGACCTTCTATCCATATTCCTTTTGGCAGGGGCTAAATCGTTCAAGTCAATATCAAAACTCCCGGATAGCCAAAAAGAAAAAGTGATGGAACTGACCAAAAAGTTCCGTGAGGATATATATAACGACATATACCAATATGTACTGGAAAGCAATAAACTGTCACTAGAACTAAACGATGATCTTGGATGGGAGTATATTTCAATGACGGATAACGGCATTAAGGAATATATGGAAAGGACATACGGTGGAGAAACGACAAAGCAGAGAATAAACACAAATACAAACAGATTTCGCGCTGTTGTTGAAGTATATCTTGCCAATACATTACTGTCCACAAAAACGAACAATATAGAGAAAATAACGGATGAGGTTCAAAAAAAGATATGGAACAACATATCATCACCATATAACGTATCATTTATTCCACCAAGCAAACAGAAACACTACGGTAGAGGATATGCTACAAACGGTATAAGCCAGTTGTATGTTATAGAACAGCAGATGATTCTAGGTATTTTTAATGAATCAAATTACAACTCATGGAAAAACATTCCAAATTTCAAGGGATGGAGAACAGCAGTAACATCTAAGAACCCATGTCAGTTCTGCATTGATGAGCAATACAGAATACACACAGACAGACCTAAGCTGCCGTTCCATGCCCATTGCTTGTGTATATTATACCCAGTATTTACTGATTAATACTTTCTTTTACCCACTCTCTCCTAGTAGGAGAGTATTTTACATTATAAATAGCACTACCACCAGCAGCAGCCCAGGAACTCCCATCCTGTGAGTAATATCTCATAGTGGCACTTAAAGTCTTTAGTCTAGTTTCCATAGATGGCTTTTGAACGATATTTCCATTGTATAAAATAATATCGTTATATAACATTTTTACTGTTTTTGTCTGACCTTTAGATATGGTTATACCCTGTGTGTTCAAAGCACCATCAAACATTGTACCATCTCTTACAATATCCGTATCATGTATAGTTCTAGTAGATATTCTTAATTGGTTTCGTAAAATAGAAACAGGTTCATCACCTCTATTATATATTGATACAGTAGCAGCTATATCCCCACTTGTGTACATAACCCAAACCATATCATTATCGAAAATATCACCTGCATCCTGAATAGTAACGAATGTGCCAAATGATGAATAAGACAGTGATAAAAAATTTACTTCCACAGGAGATTCTTGCTTTATCCTTATCTTAAAACTTGATGGTACGCCATAATCACTAATAAATGGATAAAAATTACTACTAGGTTCTTGCTGACCTAAAATAAACCTAGAAGTAGAAAATACTATGTAGCAAGTATATTCTCCTTTGTAAAATTCAGATGTGGGAATAGTTATAGTTGTAGCATTATCTTCATTATTTCTATTAGATATAGTAGCAGGAGCAGAAACTTTAAACTGATGAGAACCATTAGTAATATAAGCAGTTATATAAGTGTTTTTCAAAGATTCCATATCAGCAGGAGTAAATCTATACATATCATCATAAGGAACCGCAAACATTATCCTAAGTTCTTTATCTTTTATTTTGTCAATATCTATGCCTCCGTTGTAACCATGCTCTATTGGAGAACCTGCATTTTGATAATACCCATCAAAATCAAGAAGCCTAAACCAATTACCATTTTTAGGAGGATTATAATTCCATTTCCCATTAATAACAGAATACAAAGGACCTTTTACGGATGCAACCATACCACAATCTCCATTTTCACCAATCCACCATTTAGAATTAGATATATTTATACTTGGATTATTCCATACTACAGGCTTTTTCTTTGATCTCCAATTTATTTTCCCATGCGTATTTGCGCACGCATATTCCAAATCATAGCCATTGCTAGTAGCACCGATACCTAGAGTAGGATATACATCACTGTCCAATCCGACAGGTGCAGTAATTTTACCGTTAGAGTGACCCATAATCACCCCCTTCCTCTATAACGGTATAAGAACCTTTACAAACAACAATGCCATTACAACTGATACTACGACAATGAATATCGCCATCAATTATAACAGCATCAGAAATATCATAATCACTAGGAAGTTCCCCACCACATAGTGTTACAACTTCGACTGCCCCTGTGCAGCTAGACTGCCCCTGTGCAGCTAGACTGCCCCTGTGCAGCTAGACTGCCCCTGTGCTCCCTCGCTTTGCTTCGGTCGCACACCAAATTTCCGTTTACAAACAAATTAATCTTCATCTAACTTACATATTAAGTCATTAACATACTTTACACAGGAATCTAACTCGTCATACCCGTCCAAAATCATAGCACCAACAGTGATGTGAAGTTTGTCTATCACTTCTTTTTTGAACAGCACGGAATTTGCCTTGCTTGTGTCAGACTTTTCTATCACAGTTATTGCGGAATCAATAATCCTTGTGACTTCGGATGGCGGCATCATAGGGATATCAGCACCTTTCCGCCAAGACTGATATTCTCTCATTTTTTTAATAAGTTCTTTTTTTCTCATGTGTTTAGTAAATAAGGGGTGGTTATAGCATAAATGAAAAGGACTATACCACCCCTACCCCTTTTAAATTATGAAAAGAATTAAAATACAAACAACAGTCCATAAGACAAATATTGCTTTAAGGATCTTCGACGGTGCCAAAATCACCACAAAGATAATAATTAAGGCCTAAATTTATATATATTATGAGTTATTCTTTTTGTGAATTAAGTCTTAAATAAAATTATATATTAAACAACAATCTCCCAATCATCGGCAAATACATCACTGATAGACGGAACCCATGAATCAGCACGCCCGGTGTTCTCGTTGTAAATAAGGCATTGACTCGTATAGTCAATGAAACCTTTGCCTTTCAGAATAAGGTCTTTTGCTGATTGCGGAAGAGATTGCATCTTGGGAATAATGTCGCTATCAATGTGTGCCGGTACCTGTTTGATAACCCATAGGCCCTTACCATTCCATCCGTTTCTACGGACAGCATAACCGTATTTAAGAGCCTTGATCGCCATACCAAAGTTCATCTTCCGCACTTCTGCGCTATCAGAGCCTTGCATACGTTGTATGCAAGTGTCAAGAAGGCGTATATAGTCGAACATTGTGCCGCATTGGATTTCCAGTAAACACTTGTTGTATATATCATTAACTACTTCATCCATTTTCCCTGAATCTATGAAAGCGGCCAACTTTACATATCTTCCATTGAGTTCTTCGGCTTCTATCTGCATACGGTCAGCTGGTGTTTCTGCAATCTTATATGCCTTTTCAAACACATCTTTCGGGCTCCAACTTTCGTACCCATCTTCATAGCGGACATGATAACCCTCATCATCGAAATTTTCCGTTGATGGTTTTTCTCTAAGAAGATGTTTTCCCCACGCATCACCTCTTGTCATAGGTTCTGCCTCAATCTGTTTTGTTCCAATGTACTTTTTCATTTCAATATATTCCTTTACTTTCTTTGGAGTAGCACTAGTTATATTATCTAATTATATTCCAAAATTTATACAATCATTTAATATTAATTCGGGAGTTGCTTCATGGATAAATTCTTCCATAAGATTTATTGCTGATTTTTTCATATTTGTCATGATACAACCCCATCCATAAGTATTTCAAATACATCCCTTTCTATCTTTGCCACAACGCTCTCATCAAACTTATCCTCGTCAATGCTTTTTATGTAGTCAACCAAAAAATGAATCTTCCTGTTAACATGAATCATAGTAGAACGAACATCATCAATCATCACGCTGTTTGAAGCCTTATCCATCCCCTTGTCTGCAAAAGTTCTTTCATGTATAGTTCCATCTTCCTCAATTTTGTATGAAGGAATTTTGAAGAACTCACAGATATCAAAACGACTAAAAAGACTAACTGCATTCATTATACTTGTAATGTCATCATCAGAGCAATCCAAGACGATATCCCTATAATCTTCACACACCAAACAACTCTTAAAAGAAAAATATGGGATATCATCTTCCGAATCAAAAAGCCATGTTTCTTTATACTCGTTTGTTTTCATCTCGACAAATCTAGAATGATCATAGCCAACAGACTTGTATTGATTGATAGTATCAATCCACCCCATAAGTTTAGACATTGTATCATTCAAATACTTTTCATATAACACAACATCATAATACAATGCAGGTAAAGTATTATCACGGGAATAGAAAGTTACAGGTTCAGAAATAGATTTCAAAACGGATAACTTACCCAACACAAAATTAAATATGTCAGCTAAAGGATATTTACTCTTTATTCGTTTCATCATAAACTATAAATAAAATCGGATGGAGGAAAACCCGAAATATGGCAAAAAAGATAAACCTCCATCCGCAAACAAAAACAAGAATTTAATCAATACAAGCAAAAATCACACATTTCAGAAAGCATTGCAATACTAAAAGGGTAAATCATCCCGTCTTTCAGGTTGGACAGGTGCTGGTGCAGGCGCAGGTGCTGGTTGCGGCATATCTATCTTAAAACACCCAACTTCATTGTAATATTTACCCTGGTATTCTCTTGCTCTGATTTCAAGATGGGCAGTAATAGTATCACCCTCTTTCAATTGAAGATCACACAGGGTGCCCATTACATAGAAATACACCTCTTTGGAATACATGGAACCAATTTCCTCAACGAGATAATTTCTCTTCTGCCAAGGATTACCTGCCTTACTTGTACCAGCCTGTAACTGACCTACTTTCTTTACTTTACAATTTAATACTAAATCCATTTTTTTTATTTTTTATATTTCTCCTCTTTTATTTTGTCTAATTCTCTCATTGCAGACAGCCTTCTTTTGTGAGCGTCCACCCTTATCCAGAAAACCTTCCAGCTAACTTCCTTACCGTTAGTTGTGTTCTCTTTAAGTATCTTGCCACATTTAAAAATCTCGTTGACAAGATAATCATACCGTTCTTTATCATAGCAATATCTCATGCGACAAAAGTAATATTAAAAAATAAACTAATACAGAAAACGATATTAAAAATAGTTAATCAAATGGTTAATTCTTCCTCTTCCTCTTTCGACAATGCTTCCACGTCACCATCTTCACCTTTAGGAAAATACAGTTCGTCAAGATAATTGCTTGCTTCACTCTTTTCAGTAAAACTCTTTATAACACTTCCCCGTTTGCTAACGACACGGTAACTAATATTATCCTCTGCTACAACTTTGTAACAATTTAAATCATCCACATCTACAACATCGGGAGCATTATCATCAATACGCATCATGCTCAATATATGAGAATACTCGTTCACCTTCACCGTACAGGAAAAAACATTAGGAACTGGTTCTATTATCAATCCGGCATTTATCAATGAATCAAAAACAGAACGCCTGGGCTTATATTTCAGTTGCCTCCTTATAAACTTCAACGTTATCATATTATCTCCCCTCTGTGCGGATAATACGCACAAACGTAATACCCGTAACGCATCAATACTACATAGAGGTGAAAGGTACTTGTACAACTGGACAGGAGTAAATTTATGGTAATAATCAAATACTCCCTCTTCCTCTATTTCCCTTACACGCCTTTCCCTTTCCTTGTTCCTTACCGTCAAATTAGTGGTTTTCCTTACCGACATAGACTACCCTTTCCATGTATCGTTTTCCTTTATCCATTTACGTTCATCATCACTAAGATCACCTGTTGATTCACGATGATATACACACTTGTTGCATAACCCTGCCTTGGCACGTACACACTTGTCGCAATCGTATGGGAAAAACGCTATGGTGGTCTTGTCATAGAAATCCTCACTAGCATCATCGTCAGAAAGCCATCCTTTGAACTTTGCAAGCATATCAAGCGCACCTTTCACATCCTTAAAATCAGCAGTGTCTATATCAGAACGCTTTAGGAAACTTTCTATAAGGCTTATCGCATCTTCAAATTCAAGGTTATCCTTGTTTATCAAAGTCTTTGTCTTTTCCTTATTCTCACCTTCCAATACACGCCTCATGGATGGTGTCACATAATCGGAAGCAAGCATGGAAGATTTGGCATAATTGACAATCTGGGTTATTCTTGGAGAGTTCACCCATTGCTTGGCTTTCATAAGCAAAGAACGCTCTGACATACCCTCGTCAACAACGTGCGTAGCCTTGTAAAACAAGACAGGATTGGTATCTATGACATAAGCGGACGCAGCCCATAACTCCATCTCATTCGCATCATCAATATGCTTTGCTATATCAATCTTCTTCTGTTTTTCATCGTCAATAAGAAGATTGTTACTAAGGGGAAGTTTACCCCATCCTTTATTCAAACCCATTACCTTTCCTCCTTTATCTTAGATTTTATCTCCCTTACCCTCTCGTCAAGTTCAGAAGAATATTTAAAAAGATTGTATATGCTACTCCTGTCAATACATAGGAAATCAGAAATATCAGACATACTTAAACCCATGTCACGCATAACACAGCACACAAGCGCACGGTTCATAACAATATCATGCTTCCTACTTTTCCTGTTAATATCAGTATCGGAAAGACCGCTTGCCGCTAAAACTCTCCGATACATCAAAGCATTGTCAGCCTTTTTCCCCATTTCTCACATTTTCCTTATCTACAATTAATTGCATTATATCAGCGTAGCCAGCCAAGTCAACCATATTGTCACGCTTTTTATGGAATCCCTGTCTGCATAGTTTTACAGCTATCTGTACAGCAACACAGTCATAAGGAGATAATTCCTTTCCCGTAATCAAAGAAGCCATCTTGGAAATATTTTCAAAATTGACTACTGCATCACCATAGTCAGACTGCCTGCTGTTGTTGCGGATATCCTTTGCTTCATCAAGGATGCTTCTCTCTTTAACATGATCAACATAAGCAATACAATCTGAGAAAAGAATATACTCTTTACCCTGGTCATCCGCGCAAAGAAACTTTTCACCATTATCAAAACAGTATTTAACAGTGACAAATTTACCGAACACATTTGACTTGCTTACAGAATCTTCACCGTGAAGTGAAATGTATTTATCACGGTTTATAATTTTCACCCTGCTATTCAACGTAACTCTAATCATAATAAATCACCAACTTTTATGTTATCCGCATCCTTCTTATCAGAAAAGAAAATACGATCATACTTCGTTTCACCAAACTCAACAAACATAGCTAAAATAAAATACTTGTTCAGTACACTATCATAACCCTTGTCGTAAATCTTGTTTATCTTTTTTGTTTTCATACTTACTTACCTGCATTGTTTGTGTGACCAAAACCTCCATCACCCCTATCCGTTGAATCAAGGCTTTCAACCTCAACAAATTCAACCTCAATATAATTACTGAAAAGAAGCTGAGCAATTCGCTCCTTTGCGGCAATATAGAAAGGCTCTTTCTCAAAACTCTTCACTATAACACCGATACAACCAGTATAGTCACAATCAATAACACCATCCAACACATCAGCGTCATGATACTTCCCGTCAACACCAATAATACCTTTCAGAGAAAATCCACTTCGAGGCTTGATAATAGCCTTCATATTTGATGGCATCTGAATGGCTATTCCAAGTTTAATCAGGTTACGACCTTTTCTTATCAACGTGTTGTCAGGAACATACAAATCATACCCGGCAGAACCATCAGTTTTTTTTTCGGGAAGAACTGCATCCCGTCTTAATTTTACAAATTTTACTTGATTCATTTTTTATTTCCTTTTCTCTTTAAATCATACATAGCGCATTCCCTGCTTCGATAAATCTTGCTTGCAGGATAAATCACATCATTGACAATAACAAAGCCGACAACAGGATCTGTAATTGGAACAACTTCACCATCAACAATAGTAAAATTATTCTCGGATAAAAGCCTTCTCATGGCAGCAATCTGTTCGAGAGTAGCCTTTGAGATATCATAGTTGTTAGAAAAGTTAAACTCTAAATTACAGATAAGAACATTCTTGTCCTTATATAAGAAATTAGCTTTCAAACCACCAGTATTAATAAATACATAATCCTTGACATGTCCTGTCCTGCTTTTAGCAAACAGGAAATCTCCTTTCTTAAAATCGTCAATCTTTACCAACTCGTAAGTACAATCGTCAATCTTATTCAATCTATACCCGTTAGGCAGTTTTATTACACTTGAACCCGTATTACCCATTGTGTTCCTCCGTATTCAATCTGAATGCAGCTTCCCTAGCCTCATCCTTCGTCCTATACAACTCTATTTTTTCAAACATACGACCATCATCACAGTCATACGTACATAAGGTGACAGCCCACATATTACCACGCGGAGAATAGAAATACCTGCCGTAATCCTTTCCCATCACCTTACCGTCAATCCTTATTTCTCCTTTAGCCATGTTACACCTTATTTCCTCACCCCAAACTTTTTCCTAAACTCATCAGCAGAACACGCTATGCGCTGACCAAGATGGTCTACATACAAAACAGCATCTTTAATCATTCGGTCATTCTCGGCAAGAATGTGGATAACACTGTCAACGACACACTCTTTGCCGCTACCTAATTCAACATACTTATTACCCATGACAATGCAGTCTTTTTCCTTCAAAGGAACAATACGCTCAATCTTGCTTTCACGATATTTTTTCAGTTTTTCAAAGAACTCACGGTGCATTACACACTCGTTCTCATCCATCACATGATAAAATTCACAGCAAATATCGTGAAAATCCTTTACCGTATTAACCTCACTAAGGTTATCAATCACATTCTGCAATGCGTCAAAGAAATTCACATCATGATCATCCAACACTTCTTCCATCATTCTGTCAATGGAAGCAATAGCTGCGTTCTTGAAATCAATATCATCACAACTAAATCCCAAAGAGATATAATTACGCAATGAAAGAAGATTTTCCTTAAAATCAATTCCTATTCCAATATCCATTTCCTAAATTCTTTAATGTTAATACTATTCAAATTATTAATAACAGCATCTCCGATATCATCGTTATGCTTCAATCCAAAAGACAGGATAGGGTGTTCCCACCATCTCGCCACACGTCCTTTGTCACCCCACAAAGATATAGCTTTATTATCAAAGTCGGGGAACAAAATAACATTTTTTGGCAATTTATTTCCAATCTGGTTCATTCCGCCACAAGCTGTCCATACAAAACCGTTACCGAAAGCCATAGAAGCTATTATGGCGGTTTTTTCCGATTCAACCATACAAGTTATCGCATCGCTGCAATAATCCCCTAAAAACGGCTTAAAATAACCACGATAAGTAAACCCTTCTCCCGTAGTAAACTTCCTGAAAGCATGGGTTTCCTTCTTCCTGTGACCGTTCGCCCCATATCTTATCCTGTTGTCATGGCACACGTTACCATCCTTGTCGGAATACCAGAACACAGCGGATTCCCTTCCAAGACAGCCTACCTTATACCTTGAAAACACATCATTCACGGAATCAACACCGAAAACACCTGAAAGGTACTCGTACAGGTTATTACCCTTCCAATGACCGGCATCGCTAAGCCTGTCAACATACTTCACATCAACAAACTTTGATTCCTGTCTACCCGAATCATACTCCCTCTCGTAGAAATCCTTCAAACTCATCCTGCAACCTTCCGGGCTTGACAGAATCCTAAAAGCATCAGAAGCACTACTGCAACCGGGAAGATAAGACACGAGAAAATCAAACAGGTTGACAGAATCACCTCCCTGCTCGGTAACGGTAATACTGCCCGACTTGTTCATATAGAAAACCAGCTTATCCTTCCTGCTATGGCTCTCCAGATTTATCCGGGCAGGCAATGTCCACCGCTTACCCCTACGCCTTAAAGGAAGCCCAAGCACAGTATCAAGATTGGCAAATATATACTCATAATCAATAGAACCCATGCTACTTAAAATTACGCCATCCCTGTTTTATATCCCTAAAGAAATCCTTCAACGTATAACGATAACCGTCAGGATATCCTAGAAAATCAGAAAGGCATGAAACATATCCTCCAGGCTTACGTCCACTCGTCCATCGGTACACCATTTCGGCAGGAACCATAAACACAAGAAGAACAAATAAAATGTCAACGTATATGAGAAACATGACAAAACGAACAAAACACCTCATAATCATTCCTCCACATCCCCTAAAAGAAGTTTCTTCGCATAACGCAACGCAAACTCCCAATTGTAATAAAACGTACCTAGCAAATCAAAGAACAGGCTATACACGGCATCCTTGTCTCCATCGGGAACGGAATACATGATATCATCCATCATACGGATATCATCACTGAACCTGGCATTCTTTGTCGTATAACGCCACAAACCGCCAACGGCAAGTATCTTGGCGTGTTCATAAACATGACCGTCAATGGAATATACATCACAAACGTAATCATTAAACCAATCCTCATTGTCAAACACACCACTAACAGGGCTTGCCGACAAAATCATATTAACAAACACACCAAAATGACAATACTGCTCTATCTTACCCGAATCATTGTCAAACTCAACCTTAAAAGCATCCTTGCCGCTCTCATTAATACTGCAAACCATGTCACTCACGTAAAGCGTCTTTAACCACTGGCTGAAATTATACCTTTTCAAACCAGTCCTGTTACGGGCTTCATTTATCGCACACTGGGCATCAGACACACATACATACCAATCAGAAGTAACACGAATACTTCTATCAAATAAAACAATCTCTTTATTATCCATACACAATAAAATTTTTCAGCAAAAATACATATTAAAGTAATATGGTAAAAACAATAACGGTTAAATAATCTTTAATTTTCGTTATATTCTCGGAAAGGTTTTAAATAAGTGGAGAAACCGTATTCTTTTATTATTGATAATATTTCATTTTCGTCAATTGAATAAAATTCTCCTTTTACTTTTTTATTTGAAAATCTGCGGTGTAGCTCATTTTCTATATTTTCGTCAATAGTTGCAATGACTAATAAATTATGATTTCCGCACGAAAGCGTTCGATATCTCGTTTTAATATCAGACGTAGAACCTATTTTTACTAACCCAGTAACTTTATCTTTCATCAAGTACGTGCATCTATCAAAGGATTTTTTTCTTGAGAGTTTTAATACTTCCGCCATAGTAGTAAATATGGCATAATACAATAATTCACAATCCCCAAAAAGAAATTTATTTACTTCTATTGCTTTATCAAAATCGTGCATCCAGGCATATTCGATAAGTGCATTAGCTAATGTAAGCTGGTTATATATAGTACCATCTTCGTAAAGCATATATTTCCCATAATCGTTTTCACAAAACTCTACATATCCTACACAACTTGGGAACATTGTAATTATAAATTCTTTTACACTATTAGTTAAAACTTGGTCATTCTGACCTTTAAAAACTAGTTCATTCATAACAATAAAAAAAGTGCGCCTACTACGAGCTGTCAAATCAACCATAGGGTTTATTTCGGAGGCGTTTCCGTAGCTCCACTCGGTAGGCGCAATATCTTAATCTATACTACTACAATATGTCATGGCAAAAAAATAACTCCAATGATTGAAGTCACAGGAGTTTGCCTCTCCCATGATTGATTTGACGCTACAAAACTAAGTATTTTTTTTAAAACTGCAAAATTTAGAACGGCAAATCCTCCTTCATTATATCATCAGCCTGTTGCAGAAGGTATTCGTCAGGATTATACTTCCGTCTTAATACGACCTGAAACAATCTGTTCCTGTTCTCATCCCACGCGGAAGTAACGGAATAGCCTTCCTGGCGTATCATGTCAACCATCTTTCTCTTGCTGTAAGGTCTAACGCCACAGTCATTGCAGTATGCTATGTATTTCACATACAAGTCACGGTCACGGATAGCCGATTCCTCAATATCTCCCGAAGAATCATACCCCGAATCGTAAAGATACGACAGGACACTGTTGGAATCACGTCTTGCGTTCTCCGTAACGGATTCTATCGTATAACTTCTCGTAAACTCACCCTTGTTCTTCACAAACCGTCTTGCACCCTCTATTATCCAGTTTATGATAGCTGCCGATTCCTTTGACAGCTTCAACGGAAGAGATCTGTCCTGTTCCGATTCCTTGAACACACGATAGAACGGGATAACAAGGGAGCGTCTGAAATGACCGTAAGTCTGGTCCGAAACGGAAGGCATCTTGTTAAGGTTAGCCATGAAAGGCGGCATCATGTCGGCAAGGAAAGGCTCACCGAACGGAAGGCGTGCCATAGTAGGCTCACCGGATATGAACTTCTTATACTTGCCACCGCTCACATCCTTCCCACCCATCTCGGAAGCGTAGTTGAGCAGCTTGCCGTTTATCATAGCTATATTGTACTCGCACGTAGACTTGTCACCCGACAGGTCAGCCATCTCCATATAAGAAACATTATCCTTCCCTAGCGCGTTGACAACAGCGTCAAAGAACACCGACTTACCGTTACTACCACAACCGAGAAGGTAACACATCTTCTCCATCTTGATCTTCTTCCTGTCAACAAAGGCACACCCCACAAACTCCTGCAAGGCATCCTGTGTGTCCTTCACCGGGATCACATCGTCCAGAAACTTCTCCCACAACGGGCTGCGCGCCAACGGGTCATAATTGATATTGATACGTATGCACGATTCTATCATAGGGGAGAAATCAAACGTTTCCATCGTTTCCGTGTCAAGGACACAATTGTCAAACGTGATGAAGTTACGCTTCGGATTGAATATCTCATGCGTCACATTCTTCACAATGGTACGATAGAAACGCTCGCTCGTATCGGTCATGTACAGTTCGCTAAGACCGTTTATGCGGCACAAATCCATGCACAGGCGCATCAGATCCTCCTTCATCATGGGAACGAATATCTTCCCGTCAAAAGCCATGATAGAACCGCTCCTGTGGCGTCTGAAATTGCACTCCCTGCACGCATCGGCTATATCCATCTCGACCATAGCGGATATGGAACGCTTCCACTCGCCTTCATCCCTGGCTTTACGGAATCCTCTACCACCGCCCTTGTCCGCCAGCTTGCCCATAACGGAATCAAGGATGTATTCATAAGAAGCCTTTGCAGATTCAGCGACAGTCATTTTCCCCTCCTTTCTCTACCGATCCTACCGATCCTACCGATCCTACCGATCCTACCGATCCTACCGATCCTACCGATTCTACCGATTTCTCCCGGTCCACAACCTTCCCGAACATTACAACGGGATACAGGTCATAATCGTCCGTTGATATATCAGGGCGTGCGTCCGTATCGTCAAGCGAAGAGTACACGTCCGCGATGTGTTCCAGTTTCCTGCACACGATGGAATTACGTCTTATCCCGTAATACTCTATAAGGTCAGCCATATACTGTATGGTGATGTCCTTGAACCATGTGAACGCATCGTCACGTGTCTTTGCCCCGTCACAGCAGGTGTTGAACGTGTACCCGAAACGCCTCATCTTCACGAAGTAGCTGTTCCGCCACAACGACACCGACTTGTCCATCTCGTTCCCTGCGTTACGTATCGCGGTGACGATGCTTCCAGGCATGAGCGCACACCGTGAAACGCGAGCGGCGGAAGGCTTCCCGTTCGCCCCGGTCCCATCCACCATATCCACATCTGGCACGAACCTTAGATCATCCACGCTCCTTCCGCCCACAACGGACGTGTCATGCCGCATAAGATAGTCGGCATCCACGATATGACCGTACTGCCTTACCTGGCCCTCACACCACGAAGCAAATCTCCTTAACGACCGTTTCCACTCGGAAGGAAGCACATACCCGTACCTTGCACATATCTCCGCTATATGCTTCCTCTCCTTCTCCCATTTTCTCTTCATCTTCCTCTCGTACTCCAGCACCTCACCCTCCACGCTGACACCAGCGACCTGTGCAGCCATAGACTTTGCAGTTAAAGGTACGGGCACACGCTTGATGAATGACGCTTCCGACACGAACACAGCCTTTGTTCCGTCCTCCAGAGGCTCGTCAAGTTTAAGACAGCAGTGACGGTCCCTGAAGCTGACGAGCGTAACCCACCCGAACAGCCGTGTCTGAACCCTCATTCCCTTGTACCAACGTTCCCTGTCGGGCATTGCATCGGACAGGCATATGACACGCCTTGATTCGGGCAACCTAAGTTTAATCTCTATTTCTTCTTCCATCTTTACACACACATTTTATCTGATTTCACCTGCAAATATAGCGCAAAAAACAATACAAAAACAAATAGTTAAATTAATTAACTGCAAATGTTTACGTGATTAACAAATGCGTGTCAAGGAAGATAGTTTATCTTTCTTTACACAAGATTTTTTACTTTCACGCCAACAGTATGCTTTGAAAAGGAAAAGTAAAAAATGTTGATTGTTGTTATTTTTTATTTTTGTTATGATTTTTCTCATTTTAGTTAAAATGATTTAACTATAATTTTTTATTTACTTGCTATTTTCTACGTTAAGAAATGTAAAATTGACTTAATTTAACATAAAATAAAAAATCTCAACACCGATAGTTGCATATGCAACTAATTGATTTGGGAAAATTCGTAAAAAACCTACGAAATTCGTTGTTTTTTCGTAGACTTCGTAAACTCTTCGTTTTTCAACACTTGTCAAAAAACTTGCGCAAATTAGTGGTTAAATGGCTGAAAACAAGCTGTTTAGTCTTGTCAAAAAAAATTGAATCGTAAATCTTTGATAATTTACTCTCTATTAATTTGCATATTAAATGTTAAAAGTAATATATATTTACAACATATACATACACGTACACCTTACATGCTCTATTACAATACATATACATACACAATACATACATAACACATACACATACAGAAACCAAAACTGCATACGTAATTTAGTATAGATACATATCAAAACGACGAAATCAACGAAGAATACTGTAAACCAATAACTTATACTGCAAAAAAAGACATAAAAAATGCAACCACACCTACGAAACACACCGAAAAACCTACGATTTTCGTAACTTTTTATGTAAAGATTTATCCGATTTTGTTGAAAACTACCGAAAATACACCTCCAAACCGCAAAATCAGCCATCCGAGCAAAATTTGGGGAAAAAAAATTTTCAGAAAAAAATTTATCGGGAGCGACACACCCACCGCGAAACCTCCACAAAAGGGGGTATGGCACTGATTTACAGTATATTACGATTGTACAACAACCAAGGCGCACACCATTTGTAAATAAAAAAGAATTCTTTTCTACGACAATCGAATTCCGAAATCTTTACAAATAAATATCTTTACAAGTGACTTCTACGAAGATTTCGTAATTCCCTCACGTTCAGATACTTACAAACAGATTTAACACAAATTAACATTGAAAAATCTTGAAATTAAACATAATATTAAGCTAAAATAGGTCTTGCATGGTCGGATCTATTAATATTATGCAATATTAATTTAAAATATGTATATAAACTGTATTGATTTTGGAAAAAACGAGCTTAATTTATAATGAATGTTAATGAAATATACAACCTAATCAAAAATGCCGTATGTTTGCAGTGTCGGAAGGACAAAGAGATATATGACATATTGAAACAGCTTGCCACGGTGAGAGCGTGGTACAGATCCGCAAACAGGAAATAAGCGGAATATTAAATAGCGGTGCAGCTAGCCACGATACAGAAGTACGGGTATCCTTGATAATGGAGATAGGGACTTAGTGCAATATGCGAATAGCTTTCCTAATACAATATAATGTATGTGCGTGTGTATCCTATACGTAAGTCTTAATACTTGTCTGTTATGCACGGATAAGTTAATATAAGCCGTAAAAACATACGATACGCGCATACTGTAATGTAGCTACCATGATATTGGTAACGGTTACAAGCCCGTATGGATACAGAGTACAGTATATAAACTTAATACATTATAATATGAAAGCAAAAAGAATATCACATAGAGCGGTTAAAAACATGATTAACGGCAACACTGCATTGTTGCATATCGGTAACTTTGATACGGGGAAACGTACCAATTTAAAGCGCGCGGTTAGCGAATGTGTATATACTAGTCGGTTGTATTATAATAAGGATTTGCAATCGGATAACGAAAAGATAGAATACCTAGTATATAGTCAACCTTATAGGGTGTTTAAAGTAGAACTATATAAAACACATATTGCAGCGTTTAACGAATACACTGAGTACCACATTAATTTTGACGATACAAGCAAGTATTACACATTGGTTATAAGTGGCATGCAGTTTTTGATCGTGTCAGATCTGGACTAGTGTAATATATGGCAAGTGTTTAACACCGACACCCCCGTTACAACCGACTGTAAACAAGAAACCGAAACCAATTGCGAACAAGTTTACGACGTGGTTTTTAACGACGATACAGCAAGCAATTGCAAGCATATAAACAGTACATACGAATGTTGCATGCAATGGATTGAAGCAAACAGGCACGACAATACAACCTATTTTGCCGACTACAAGGGCGGCACCGTGTCAATTGTAGAAGTGAATACAGGAAATTATGTCTACACTGAAAATATTTAATATTAAAAATTATACAAAAACAATAACGAACAATTAAAAAAATACTTACAATTATGAAAGCAAAGAATTTATCTTACAATGTGACAAAATATTACGTAGAAAACGGAATAACCTACAAAATGAACGTGCGTATAAGTTTGGGCGACTGTTGCAAAAATGGTGTATGTGATTGGAATATCACGGCTGATATATATGAGAAACGTAGGAACGGGCGTTTTGTTTGGTGCGCTAGTGGTTGCTACAATGAGGAAATACTCAAGCGTTTTCCAGAGTTTAAAACGTTTATCGACTTACATCTGTGCAACCATTACGGGCAACCTATGTATCCCGTTGAAAATGGCTTTTACCACCTTAAAAACAGCGACAAAGAAACTACCATAAACTACCTACGTATTACCGAATCAGAATACAATGTACTACGTGATAGTGCAGAGGATAAGGGGTACTTTACATACCTATTATATACTCTAGGGATCGTAGACCGCTGGAAACAAGAAAGTTTAAAAGCTATAAAACAATTGGAAAAATTAACGGGTAACACATGGGAAAACCCGTATAAACCTGAAAATGAGCATTTTATGTTAAAATTGACGGATGAAGAACGTACACTAATCGAAAACAGAATCAAAGGCGGGTATTATACAAGTGAAGCCATACAGGCACGGAAAGACCAGAAAAAACGTGAAGAATACGAGAAGAAACGCAATGAAATAATTGCAGATTGCGAAAAAGAAATACAAAAAGCGGAAAATAGAAAGCTAATTAGATTAGCCATTCTTGACGCCGGAATTCCCCTTAAAAATGTGATATACTACAACCACAGCAATGAACTTGTATTTAATTGGAATGATTGTGAAGCAAAAGTAACGAAAAATCAGTTTGACGAATTTATCAAAACAGTTGACAAAACAAAACTTCCTGAAAATATAACCTTTAAATTAAAGTAATTATGAGAACGTATTTTGCACAAGTTGAAACACGGTACCGGGCAATTAAAAATTGCCCGTTTACCCCTGCACATATTGTTAAGGTTTTTGGCGGTTATATGTGTTTTGAAAGTGATAATGATTATAGAGTTTGGAAAAACCAAAAGTAAATAACTATGATCGAAACATTAATATTATTAGGTTGCTTGTACCTATCAATACGGGTAACCGATTACATAGAGAACCAAAACAAACAATAACAATTTAAAAACGTAACATTATGGAAACAAGAAACGACATACCTAATTTGCTTGCAATGTATATACGCAATACGCGGGAAATATACGATATTACAACATGGCTGCAAAATTGCATAATTAAGAAGGCAAACAAGGGCATACAGCCATCAATAGAACACCTAGCAAATTGTAGCACAATGAAAACCATAATCAGAGAAGCCGCCAAACTGTTATACAAGTATGACGGAATAACACCCACAAAACAGGAAAAACAGGAAGCGGCCCGGGAACATGCTAAATATATCCTTGATAGTGTGCAATACTTCATTCAAAACGCCAATAGAGGGTAAAATAAAGCCCTATATTAAAAGATCTAAAACAATACCGATATATCACCCATAAAAACAAAAACATTATGATACAGGTAACAGTAAAAAACAGCAAAACAGGTAGCCAATATATTTGTAAATCGGCAAGAAGAACGGTAAAGAATATAACATATAATCATATAACTTATCATTTGATATGCAGACATAAAGATCACCCGTTTTTTAAACAGTTTTACCACGGTCCAAAAGGTATATATATAGATTCGCCCCGGTACAAAGAAATAGAAGCCCTAGAAAAACCTATCTGGAATACACCGATACACGAACTACTAGAGCTAACCATCACGGAAACACCCCTAGACGGACGTACCAGATACGCAAAACAATTACCCGTATATAATGTAGACGTATTAGCGGAACTCACCTATTAATCAATCAAAAACAATATAATTATGATACAATTTACTATTAACAGTTTCAGCCATGGCCTAACAGACCGCCCGTACAATTCAATTAAAGACGCTATACAAGACGGTGGTAGTTACTCCGTTTGGTGTAACGAAAAGATTAAACTAGCGTTTAGTTTTGGGAACGGCACGGAAAAAGATTTTAAAAGATATTGCAAAGACAATAAGTGTAAAATTGTGAGTGAAAGCGAATTTTACAAAGAATTATATTCTTTGCCGTTGAATGAGCAAGAAACACATATCCAATTTATTCGAGAACAATTAAGCCATTACAATAACCTATAAAAACATAATGCAGCAATGAAAAAGAAATACGCCAAAAACCAATTACAAGAAGCAATTACCAAGGTAAACAATATAGTGGATAATCGTGTGGGGTGTTTCCAAGAACCAATAATACCGAGCGATTGCCCTACGTTTGATGAAGCTACGGCAAACTATGTTAGGGAAAGACTGGGATTATACCTAAAATCGTGGGTATTGCCAAAACTTGATGAAGTGTTAAATGAATTAGTATTATGAAAAAACAAAACTTACAAAAAGAATTATATCCTATCCTTGAAAATGAAAGTATTAAGATAGGAACGTTTAAAGCTAGTAGAAGTATTAATACATTGGATTTTATCAGGGAAAATATCAAGTTTTGGAAAAGCTATGACGGGCACAAGTTACCCGAAAAACAGGTTAAACGAGCGTATTATAACGGCACCAGGACACAAAACATAATCAAAATGTACATAAATACACCCGAATTGATTAAGTTTGTAAGAGAGCACGCAAACGACTACGATACGTTAAAACGAAACGACGTACCTAGCTGCATAACTATTGATCGTAGGCGGAATGAACGTTATTTTTACGTATATATCGAAAAGTTTGGGAACGTGCGTTTTGATGAAGTGTTAAGAGTTTTCCCTTTGCTTCCTAAATCATATTTGAACGAATAATGAAAGTGATTAGAGTAATTAGAGTTTTAAAGAGAATACTAACCGATTCAGATATTATAGACCTGTACGGTCTGTATTGTGAGTTTTACAAAAATATACAATAATATGGAACGTAAAAAATTAGATAGCATTTTACGCAATTTGTTAGTTGCTGGAAACATTGTAACCGTACCGTTTGAACAAATGAGAGAGATACGCAAAGAACTGGACCGCTTTGTTAAGCCTATACAGATAGAGGTCATTAAGAGCGATTTTGAAACTGTTTCATTCAGAGAATTAAGATAAAGCGGAAATAATGTGAAATATTTTCCCGGTATGGAGAACAACAAACAGAGCGACACTGTTACCGGGAACTATTAATAACTAAAAAGCAAAAACAATGATTTACGAAGTACGCGCCTATTTGGGCAAAGGCGAAAACCTATATACCCGCATTTTCGCAACGATGGAAGCAGCAAGAAAAGAGGTAGAACGACTTACTAACGGCTGCAATTTGAACGGGGTAAAAATTATCGGAATGATTTATACTTTATCTGCTGTGAATGACAAATACGAACATATCAGCGAGAAAACCGTATTTTTCGATAATAAGAAAGATTTAGCGAAATTCTATATAGCAAGGGATAAGGACGGGAAATTATTTAAATACCCTTATTGGGCTGGAATGTGTGCAACTGACATACCGCATAAGCATATTAACGCATACCCTTTTGATGGTAATTTCTACGTGCAAGGAAGGGACTACCAGCCAAAGAAAGGCAAAGAAATAGACGGTAAATTATACGGGTATGTGATTTATGAAAACTCGCCCGTACTGATAACAGAAGGTGATTAACTATTAAAACAAAAAAAGGATATGGAAAGAACAAAGACACCCGAACAATTAAACAAGCAATGGAAGCGAATAAGCCGATATACAAGGCAGCGCGGCAAGTTCATGGACTATTTCGGAATATACGTACGTTATAGCAACAGTATGACAAAGTATTTAGGCTCTTCCCCTTATTGGAATATGAAGACTGGATACCAATATACAGAGGAGAATAATGCGCCTGTCCCTGTCCGTATATATACAGCAAGTTACTAATTTAAATAAGATAATGATATACATTTTCCTTGTAGAATCGTTGTTTGCGATAACAAATTGGATCGTGTGTGGGACATTGAAGGTGATGACTGGGTACAACGGTTTTTAAACCGAATTATCCGCCAAAGGTTCAACGCCTTGCAAGTGGTGCAAGTTCCACGGGCGGAACTATTATTTATAATTAAATGATTGAATTATGAAACGAATTGCAATTTTGGCTTTATTATCATTGAGCCTATCATCATGTAGTGAATACTTCGATAAACAACATAATGATAATGAACTAAAGAAAAAGTATTCTTTCGCATTAAATTACTATGTTGAAAGATTGTCCGTTATTTGAATCATACAGAGATAGTATCAACAAGTACACAATACTTTCAAATGAACTTGATTACTAACTTAAAAAAAAAAGAATATGGGAACGAGTAATCAGCTAAGTATTAAGCAAATTATTTGTTTTAACATTATAGCGGCTGAAAAAGTTGCCGGGGATGTGTGTCAAGGTCTTGCCGTCAAGTTGGCGAAAGAATTTATATATCATAACCGTGATATGGATGCAAACGAGATCTCGTACATTAGCCGACAATGCGAAATTGCGCTTCAAAATATATTCGAATTAGGTCTTACGGAAGCAAAGAACAAGGAAATGAATAATATAATAGCTAAATATAATGGGAACGAACAATAAACAATCCATCCTGGAAGGACGTAAATGGGATGTGATAGAGAGTGTTGACGGATATTTTTCCGGGGAAAAGAACGGAGTTATCATACAAGGAACGACAATGAGTGATCTGTATGAAAAATGTAAATCTTTTGATATAGCTTCGGTTATGGAGAAGATTAATACGGGTGACAATCTGAACGACTGGGAAAAACGCTTAATAAAAGTTAATAAAAAGTTGTTGGCAAACCAATAAACTATATATTTGCCGTATGAGAAAGAAATACGTGGCATATTATAAGGGATGTACAATAGAGGTCACAGGAGAAAAAGACTTCATGTACCGGATAATAAAAGGTGAACGGATGGTTCTCTTTGTAGATACGTTTTACAGGTCTACAACTGATGCGTTAAAGGGCGCAATGAGGTGGGTGGACAATAATGTTAGGAAGGAGTGAATTTATGCTTTTTGGAATTGTTTTTGCTATGATAATGAAAGCTATATGTGGAAATATGTTGGACGATTGATGATTGTCATTGTATGGCTTATTGTGTTACAGATTTTGTCTGAATGTTAATTATGTGTGTATATGTATATGACTAAAGAAGAATTTAAATCAAAGAAAGAAATTATCAATTCAAAGATGAATGAATTGAATAACGAAATGATAAAATTAAAGAAGGAGTACATTAAATCCAATGTGAAGTATCCTATCGGAAGCAAGGTTTGTATCACCACCCCTGCATCAGTATATACGAGTTTGCATGATTTGACAGGTGTCACCGTTCCTGAAACAAAACAGTATGCCTATATTGTGGGTTATGATGTCAGTTACCTGTGCGATATCAAACCATTGTTTAAAAAGATAAACAAAGATGGAAGTGTATCTAAAGTAAACTTGTATGTTAATCTCGAAAATGTTGTAATAGAATTGGTACAAGGTCATGAAGAAGGTAGAAGTAGGAACCCTTGACGAGAACGAACTGTTTGAACACAGGGGAGTAATATACGAGGTTTTATATAAGACGGATTATTGTGTCCGTTGCCAATACCCAAACGACAAATACCGTTACAGGGATAAATGGAAATATCTCTATACCGAGTTTAGTTTGTGGACAAAAGTTAATAAATTATGAAAACACTGGTTTTTGATGTGATGCTTGACGGGCGGTTTGTACATACGTTCAGATACCAATATTGCCCGTTGTTTCCGATAGACGAACAGGAACTGGAGAAGTTTGTTACCGACAGGCTTCCTACGTTGAAAGGAAAGGATTTTAGAATAGTATTTTAATATGAAAATAATAGTTATATTAATAATAATAATTTCCTTGATTTTCTTTGTTCATCTTTTAAACAAGAAAGTGAAAAAGGATTATGCTTCCTTGGAGGAAAACATCAAACTGATTGATTCCAAGATAGGAAAATTGCGAACTGTTGATGATTGCACAAAGATTTTACATGAAATTGCTGAATACCATGATGGAACTAGTCAAATGATGAAAGGTATCAGGGATGAATATAGAAAAAGATACTATATGGTTGCTGGTGCTAAGTATATAATTCAAATATTGAACAAAAATGAATCTATTTCAGCAAACGGATTCAATGTTTAACGAAAAATGCAAATAATATGGGATGTGATTGTTGCTCAAAGTCTAATTACGGACAAGAAAAATGCTCTGCCAATAGAGCTTATAGAGAAAGTTTCTGCGGTGTATTGCTTGATAACGAGCAGGAGAATTGGAAAGAAATGTATCCACATCGAAAAAAGGCTATCGCCAAGCGTAGAAAGAAGAATAAAAACAAAAAAACTCACAGGGGATAACCATCAAAACTTTAATTAATTATACAATATGGAAATAAAGAACGTAGGACAACTTAGAAAAATCATAGAGAACCTTCCCGATGATTTTGAAATCGAGATGCGTGTCAGACGCAAATTGACGGATGAAGAATTGAAAAATTGCAGATACCCTTATCCTTACGATACAGAGTATTTAACTTTGGAGTTTGACGATATAGGCGTTTCTGACAAAGTATTATGTTTGGGTGTAACTCTTAATGAATGAATGGTATGGAAATAAATAACGGAATAATAATTGACGGGGTACTGTATGAATCATCAGAAGGATTTTGTAATGAGTGTTCCTTATACCGGGAATGTTGTAATATTTTAGATGATACCTATTGTTCCATACTAGATTTGGGAATAGGTCAGTGTTTTGTCAGTCGTGGTAAAGTAACAGAGATTAAAACAGAGGAGGAGAAGAAATGAAACAGGTATTGTCATTTGATCAGACGAAACATTTACAAGAACTTGGATTATACCATATCTACACCTTGCCAGATATTCTCGACAAGTTACCTTGTTTCATCGGCAATGAAGTGCTGACCATCAAAAAATTTGAAGATAGCTATACATGCTTGTATGTGGAATCTTATACTAGGTCTATCGGAAATATCACAGAAAGTAAAGAGCCTATTGATGCAGCCTATGATATGTTGTGCTGGTGCATTGAAAACGGATATGTTAAAGTTGGAAAGGAGGAATAATTATGGGATTTACAACACAGTGTTTTATACACAAGAATACTGCTAATATTAGAAATAGATTAAAAGAACTTGGCTATTATTGTAATCCATATTTAGGTTGGCATAATCTATTTACTTGTGTATTTGGAATTAATTCGGTTTATTCATTGGACGATTATGGTAAAAATGGTCTTAAAGGAATAGATGGTCTTATTGATTGCGGAGCGAATGAGGAACTTTTCTTAGCTATCGCTGCATTAAGGGATGATACAGACAAGTACCAATGGTTTACCGATGGGGATAAATGGATTATGTGTCCTGCAATCAAGTTCTCTTCCTATTGGGTTTACAATGATATTGATGTTAATATAGATACCGTTCACAAGGCTACTGTAGACGAACTGATTGAACACTTTAAAACAAAGGAGGAACAATGAAAGCAAGAGTAAAATCAACAGGAGAAATTGTAGAGATTAAGGATTTATATGATGATGGTACTGCATTGGTGGGAAACATGTATATCAAGGTGTCAGAACTTAATTTCTTTAGTGAAAACATTGATCGGGAACAACGTAGGTACGAATTGGCAAAAGACATTATTAAAATTGTTATAGCAAACGATAATGGTGTTAATTCTGAAGCAGTCGCTAAATATTCGCTTAATTGCGCTGATGCCCTAATTAAAAGACTAAAGGAGGTAGATAATGGATAGTGTACAGACACAAACCTTTTCTATTAGAGGGGATGGAGGTGGTGAGGCATATATTGACTTTTGCGACGGCCAATTATGTGTTTCAGTTGTCATAGAAGGGAAACAGGCAGATTTTCACTTTGAGCCTGTTACGTTAAAGATGTTTGCCCATGCTTATAAATTACATTGTGAAGAATGTGAAAAGAAGAAAGGAGAATAGTCATGACAGTGTTAAGAGATAAAACTCCTGTCGCTCGTAAAGAGCACAGGTGCAATTTTTGCGGTGGAGTAATTTCCGTTGGAGAAAAATACAACAGACAGACCAATGTTTATGACGGTTGTATTTATGACTGGGTATCCCACTGTGAATGTTCCAAGTTAGCCTGTGAACTTGATATGTTTGATGATTGCGATGAAGGACTTGACGATGATGGATTTATTGATAGACTTAATCAGTATGTTTACGACAATCATTATGACGATAAAATAGATGATATTGCGAAGGATTGGCAATTACCACGTTATGAATTAGTAAAGAAAGCGTTGAATGAATTAAACAAGAAATAGTTATGACCGAAGAACTTGTAACATTAGAAACAGCGAAGCTGCTGAAAGAAAAAGGATTTAATGAGTATTGCAAAGATATTATTAAAGAAGACGATAATCGGATAATGCAATCTGTGTTCCGAACGAATAAGAATTTGCCAAAATTGTGTTATAGTCGTCCCACTCAATCCGTTGCACAAAAGTGGCTTCGTAAAACCAAGAACCTGTATATCGAAATATCCTATATGTATGAAAACTATTGGACGTATGATATACTGACAATTCCGAGACATGACTTGATAGGATTGTCTGACAGACCTATTATCCGTTATAATACCTACGAGGAAGCACTTGAAGCAGGATTACAGGAAGCATTAAAACTTATATAAATATGAAAAAGATTTGTTTCAATGATAAATTTGGATTAACACAAGCGGTGTTGGACGGTTGTAAGACAATAACTAGACGAATTGTTCCATTTACATATTGTGAAGATAAAATTCATTTGTCTAGATATAAGGTTGGTGAAGTCGTTGCCATTGCGCAAAGCTATGAAACCGTTTACCATGAACAAGGATTGGAAACACTTGATATGTTAGTTAGTGGTTGGAAGTATAGCAAAGGTTGGCGTAATAAACTCTTTGTCCGCGCTGACTTCATGACCCATCATATCCGAATTACCGATATCAATGTTGAACGTTTACAGGACATTTCCGATGAAGATTGCTTGAAAGAAGGGATATATGAAGATTCGGGTGATGATGAGTTTCCACCATCTATATTTTATGAATTTGATGGAAACAAAGACGATGGATTTGATACACCCCGTGAAGCCTTTGCCGCCCTCATAGATAAAGTATCAGGCAAGGGCACATGGGAATCCAATCCTTATGTTTTCGTATATGTATTTGAACTGATTGATTAACAGATTATATTGTTATGGAAATAGCAGAATTAATATTTAAATTCATCCTTGCCTCATTAAATGTTTGTGCTTTGGCATTTACTTTAATTTTGGTAAGCAAGTGGCATATACGCATGGAGAATAAGCTGGATGAAATAGAAAGATATGTCCGCCATGTATCAGATCGTAACGATATTGTTTACATTAACCAGCTTTCGGAATTGCAAAGACTGTTGATAAAAGAGGAACGGTATGAGGAAGCCGACAAGATTGGGAAAATAATCAAGGATGAAGAAATTAAATTAGGAATAAGGAAATGAATAATATTAATCTAAACGAACTACGGAATATAGCTTATAAGACCGCTTGCGAGCACGGTTTCCATGATAAGGAGCTGAGTAATGAACACTGCCTTTGCCTTGTTATTTCTGAGCTTATGGAAGCAGTGGAAGCGGACCGAAAAGGGAAACGTGCCGACAGAGAATCTTTTAAATCTTCTTATGAGAATGAAGAACCGCACGATGATGCCAATTTCAAATATTGTTTTGAAAAATATATCAAAGATACACTTCCAGACGAACTAAGTAATGCGGTTATACGCCTGTTTGACCTTGCAGGACTTCGAGGGATAAGCCTTGAATCTGCTAGTAATGATATTAACTCCGAATATATGGATGATATTGCCTGCATGTACAGCCAATTGAGTTTCACGGAAGCGATATATTCCATATTTATCAAACCGATTGTAGATTACCAGTATCTTTCTACGATTGTAAATGAGATGATATTTTCAATCTTTGCACTAGCCAAACATCTTGACATATATTTGCTATGGCACATCAATCAGAAGATGAGATACAATGAACTAAGACCTATGTTTTACGGAAAAAGATATTGATTATGAAAACAATTATATTTACAATCATATGTATTATCGCCCTATTATGGGTTGGAGATCTAACAATTACATTTAAGCCGTTTTCCATCTCGTTGCCCGGTTGGCATAAAGCTTTAGGTATCATCCTGTTTGTATTTGCAATGGCGGTGTATAACATTGGCGAATACGCTAAGGGGTACAAGCATGGTTTTGATGATGGAGCAAAGGAATGTATTGAAGCGATTAAGGGAAATGGGAAGAAATGACATTGATTTCCCATTACTCCGTATATTTAATGGAGTAACGGGGCGATATGAACTTCTTATTGACGATGTATCCATAGATGCTTATGGACGTGTAAGAGATAGCAGTGGTTGTGTTGTAGAATGGTTTACAGGCGTGTTTGACATGAACGGAATACCATTGTTTGAAAACGACATAATCATGCCTGTAAAGGACGGAATAAGTCAATACAGGCGTATATGGAGAACGGTAGGTGGATTTGTACTAAGCAGAAGAAATGATGTGAAAGGACTGTCCAAATTGGATATGCTTGGTGCTGACTATCTTGTGAACGAACGTGTGCAGCAATACATATCTGATGGATGCGTAAAGGTGGGTTCTGCAACAATTGATCTTGACCTGTTGAAAGGTAGAACGAAAGAAGAGATTATTAGAAATTTATTAAGGAGCAAATAAATACAATTATAAAAAATTAACACATAATATTTCCTAATATCGTTATATAGTATTACATTTGCTTCATACAGGGATAGGAACGGAGTAGCTACCTTCCGACAAGCTGAAGTCAGTACGGCTTCCCTGTTCTCCTTTTTACTGGCGAAACATAATACTGGCTAATATGCAATTAGTTTATAAATTTGATATCAACCATTCTGACAGGCTTTGCTCTATCTGCCGTGTTACGAATAACCTGTACAACCAGGCGTTGTATATTGTCCGTAACGAGTTGAAGGATAACGACAGGTGGCTGTTCTATCCCGACTTGGACAGGATAATGAAAAACGTCACCAATCTTGAAGGTACGGTGAATTACAGGCTCGTGAAATCACACGTAGCCCAACAGACATTGCGCGTGCTTGACAAGGCAATGAAGGGATATGTCAAGGCTGTAAAGGATTGGTCTAAGAATCCGGGGAAGTATAACGGTAAGCCCGAACTGCCATGCTATCACAAACGGGGTGGGATGAGCAATGCGATATATACCAACCAGTCATGCAAAATACATGACGGGTATATAATACTTGACCGTGACTTGAAAATACCCGTTCCTCAATGGGAGAAATACAAGGGCAGAATCGAACGATTCAAACAGGTTAGGATAATCCCAAAACGTACATACATGACCGTAGAGGTTGTATATGATTGTGTCTGTTCGGATAATGTCGGTACGGGTATGGCTTCGATAGACTTAGGTGTGAACAACCTTGCCACGCTAGTGTGCGGATGCAATGCGCTGCTGTTTTCCGGCAAGGTTGTCAAGTCGTACAACAGATGGTTTAACAAAACATTATCCATGCTGCAATCCATAAAGGACAGGCAGGGAATAGAGAAACTGACAAACAGAATGAGAAAGATGTATGATAAACGTGAACGGTTTATGAATGATGCGATGCACAAGACAAGCAGGCGTATCGTTGATTATCTTGTATCACACCATATAGGCACTCTTGCTGTAGGCTACAACAAAGGATGGAAGCAATCCGTCAATATGGGCGGAGTAAACAATCAGAAGTTTACATTCATCCCTTTTGCGAGGTTGAGAAGCTGCCTTAGATACAAGTGCGATCTTGCAGGTATCAACTATATCGAACATGAGGAAAGCTACACAAGTAAATGTGACGCTCTATCTATGGAGGATATATGCAAGCATGATAGCTATCTCGGCAAGCGTGTCAAGCGAGGACTGTTCAAGTCGGCAGTTGGAAAGGTTATCAATGCCGATGTGAACGGTGCGCTTAATATAGGTAGAAAAGTATTCGGTGATTCATTCATGATAGCCGATAGTGGGCGTTGGTATCGCCCCGAACGGATTAACGTTTTAAAATGTGTATAAAAATTAACATTAATGCCATTAGAAATTTGTCTAGGAGAGTAAGATGAAAGATAAAATGCTAGAGGAAAGTTTGAACAATTTCTACAGGACGTTTCTTATTTGGGTGATAAGATGTTATCCTATATTGTTCTGTATTGCTATACTTGTCCATCAGTGTGAGGTTATACACTCTGTTGGAACAGGTGATATCATTGAATATTATGATGGTGACACATTGGAGTATATTCAGTATGCCACTCCGTTTTCGGACAAGTACCTTACCATATTCTTTAACGCCAAACTGTTTAATGCAATATTGTTTTATGTGTTGTCAAAGGTATTTTTATTTTGTATATACCATAGAGTATTTGTCATTGAGATGTTTATATACGCAATACTGGATATTGTATTTAATAATGTGGTGTTTGAGGACGCACATTTGATTAATGCGATATACTATACATCAATTGGTTTTGTTACTGTTGGATTCTTTATTGCATTATACTTGCATCAAAGATATGGAGATAGGAAAGTGCACACGCATCAAACTATTAGTGATGGGTATAGGTGTTGTAATAAGCAATCTATTTTTTACCCATAGATTGTGTTCCTCCCGTATTCTTCATGTTTATCTTGACCTTTACGGGAGATGCCTTTTTATTTGATGTTACCTTAGGGGATTTAACATTAACCCTAATCACTTTCTTTACCATATATTGCTTATTTTAATTGTTTAACAAAGTTAATTATTTTTATTTATGCAACAAAACAATAGTACCGATAAAACAGCTTCGGCACACAAAACGGACGAAATAATGGTTTACGAACATCCTTTTTTTGGAAAAATTCGTGTGTTTGTTCGATATGGTAAAATTTGGTTCTGTGGATTAGACGCTGCATCTTCTTTACAGTATTCAAATCCATTAAAAGCTCTTTTAGAGCACTGTAAACCATCCTCCGTAATGATGCGTGAAGTAGGGGATGATATAATGGAGTTTATTAATGAAAGGAGTATGTATAGACTGATTTATAAAAGCCCTTTTCCTCCTATGGCTGATGAATTTGAACGTTGGATATTTGATTATATTGTTCCATCAGTTACCAATACAGGAAGTTATTATGCACAGGTTAGATTACCAAACTTCAACAATCCTGCCGAATCTGCCAGGGCGTGGGCTGATGAGTACGAAAGGAATCAAGCGTTAAAGCCACAACCAAACGAATCCAATGAATGGTATAGTATCAAAAGATGGGCAAAGGAAAACGGTGTCAACTGGAAAAAAATTAGTCGGATGAAGATGAAGGTAATATCTTGCAAGCTAGGTTATGAGATAAAAAAGATTTTTGACGATAACCATTGCCAGGTAAACACATACAATGTAAACGTATTTAAGGAATACTTTAATAAATGTGAATAAATAATATATATTTTAAAACATTTGATATTATGTCATTTTATTGATTATATTTGCATCATGTTTGAGTGTAGAAGCAAGCATATCTATAATTAAAGTTTAGGGGGAAGGCGTTCCCCCGATTTTATTAACCATTAAGCGATAAGACAATGAAAAAGTTTTTAGAAATAATAATGATTGTATTCTGTCCTTATATTGTAATATACAGGCAGAAACGACAAATCAGATTATTGAAAAGCGATATGAATTACGCTAGCAAACTTTGGAGTATTGAAAGAGATCCAAAAAGCGTAGATTACGACTGGATTGTAAGAAACGCATTTCATGTTAAACCTATTTTTTCTTTATGTGCTAAGGCATTAAGGAACAGATGAACACCATTATAAAGTATTCGGTGATTCTTTTATGATAACTAATAGCGGGTGTTGGATTAACGTTCTAAAATGTGTGTGAAAATTAACATTAATGCCATTATAAGATGTAAACAAGGCAGTAGTCGAAAATTTGAATAGTAAATAATGATAACTATATCCCATAAGATACAACTCGTACCGAACAACAAGCAGAAGAGCTATTTCCGCAAGGCGTTCGGTTGCGCCCGTCTTGCTTATAATTGGGGGCTTGCCGAATGGCAACGCCGTTATAAGGAAGGTGATAAAGTAGATGCTTATGGGCTGAAGAAAGCATTCAATGCTATCAAGAAAGAAGAGTTCCCGTTTGTCGTTGAAGTCACAAAATATGCTACGCAACAGCCGTTTATTAATCTTGGAAAGGCTTTCAAGAAGTTCTTCGAGGATTTGAAGAAAGGTATCGTTTCCTATCCGCAATTTAAGAGAAAGAAGGATAACGAAGGCAGTTTATATATTGGCGGTGACCAGGTTTCATTATCTGATACCAATCGTAATTCAAAGTCTTTCAGAAATATACCACACAACGGGAAGCAGAAGCATCAGTATCTTAAAGTCCCCAATCTCGGCTGGGTGAAGATGACTGAACGGCTGCGGTTTATCGGAAAGATAAACGGAGTGGTAATATCACAACAGGGAAACAAATACTTTGCATCTTTCAGTGTGCAGATAACAGAAGAGGAATACAAACGTACTCATCCGAAAGCCTTTTCTGATAAGGCAAACCGTAAGGCAGGCATTGACCTTGGTATCAAATCGGCATTGATACTTTCTGATGGAGTTGCGGTTGATAACCCCAAACCGCTGAAGAATAATCTGAGAAAAATAAAGAGAATAAGCAGACAGCTTGACAAACGTGTACATGCGAGAAACAAGCAGGAACGTTTAGAAGGCAAGAAAAAGTCGAACAACTACAGGAAACTGTCTGTTAGACTTTCCAATGCACAAAGGAAAGTGGCAAATATACGACGTGATTTCACACAGAAGGTCACTACAATACTTACCACCCACTATGCGCATATTGCATTGGAGGATTTGAACGTGAAAGGAATGATGCAAAACCATAGGCTGGCTCAATCCGTTTCAGATGTTGCGTTCGGTGTGTTACGCAGACAGATAGAATACAAGTCGCTACTGAACGGGATTAAAGTTCTGAAAGCCGACCGTTTCTATCCGTCAAGCAAAACATGCAGCAGATGTGGTCATGTCAAGCAAGACTTGAAACTCAGTGACCGCACTTATCATTGCTCCAACTGTGGTGCTGTAATAGACCGTGACTACAATGCAAGTCTGAATTTGCTTTCTCTTATAACTGAAAAACAAATAGGGGCGGATTACCCCGAATCTACGCCTGAGGACTTGACGGCTCTGCTTTTCCGCTTCGTAAGAAATGGAATTGCAACCAGCAAGGTTGAAACAGGAAGGCAACATAAATTATAGGATTCTATATGTTTTTCTATGATTTTATAAGTTTGTCAAATCGGAAAGATATATTTTGACCAACAAGGAAAACAGTGAACAGGTTAGCCTACCGAAGCAATCGACAATAATAATTAAACATAATATTTTTCATGAAGGTATTGATTAGAAAGGATTCAAACGACATAAGAAACGGACTTGAACGATTAGGGTACACCGCTTCCGAAAAAGCGTTGGATGGATTTGGTGATGGCATCTTTGTAGACAAGTCAGATAATACTTTTCACGTAAAATCAGAGTGGGATGTTATCCGTATGTTTCTTGAAACAGTAGATTGCGGAGATGACGAGAATATGTTTTTTGATTTTGTAGAAAACGATATAACGTCAATAACGCCAACAATGCTAGGTAAATATAAATCTTTAATAAAAGTTGATAACTTTCCCATCATTAATACATCTAGCATTAAAGATGTGTTGTACTTTGAATATAGAGAATATAACGTCATAGAAGTTACTATTGTTTCAGTGTATGGGGTAAAGTTGAAAAACATAAAGGATGTAGACTTTTCAGACCCTAATGCGGATACAATAATAGAGTATATGAAATCGTTGCATAAACAACTAAAAAAATATGTAAAATATGAAGTGTAATTTTACCCCTATGGACAAATTCTACCAGATACTGGATTACTATGGTTTGTCTTACACGGAGATTAAGAAAAATCATATCCGTGTGTTTTATGGAAACAAGAAAATGTTTGATTATTATCCGCTTCGCATGAAGCTGTTTGATTACCATGAATGGCATCAGCTTACTTATCCGTTCGTGAAGGGCAAGGAAGATGAATGGGAAGTAGAACTTACCATGTTCATTAGCGGAGTGTTGGGAGATGAGATGTTTAAAAAGTTTAAAAACGATTGATTATGGATAAGAAAGAGAAGGAATTTACTCCAAAAGCTATAAATTTGTGTGGCAAACGGAGAATGCTATCATCCATAAAAGGATGGGAGATTGTTCATTATAACAATTACTCTAAAGGTATAGCCAATGTTCAGCCTGTGGACAAACTGAGAGTAACACTTTCAGGACGTGAAGTAATTGAGTATGTCCTATCTGATGGAGATAAAACGATTGATAAACTAGACAGTTATTTCGGATTGCTATGATGATAAAAGTAGACATACCTGAACCGTTCATAGACGGTGACAATACGATGGTAAACATCACGTCTGATTCATTCTGCTATTCCAGCATTGATTCACGTTATGAAGGATTTCAGAGTTCCTACAAGGACGGGAATATGAATCAGAAGATACAGGGAAAACTAGAGATAATTGCGGACCAGTTTAAAGAACTTATAAAAATAATAGAAGATAATTGAAGATGGAAAGACATTTGTTAATACAGGAGTGTGAGAGAGAGGAAAAAATGAAGGAGTTGCGCAAGCTGCAGAACGATCTTATCAAGAAAGGCCGTATGGTTGAATGCTCTCGTGTAACAGCCAAGATAAAGGAGTTTCAGGAAGCATATATCAAGGCTTATCCTGACGGTAAATATGTAAGGGGCATGGATATTATCAAGAAGATGTCTGATGATGAGAAAATGGATTGGATGATGTATGTCAACGCCATTGCTTTTTGTGCTGATATTATCCATTCTTCTTCCATAGAGTTGAATGAAATGCTAAAGAAAACACTCCCCGGATCTAGCCTTCAAATGTTTGAAACGCTTGAAAAGGTAGGTACTATGGCAAAGAATCAAATACTATGGATGGATAACAATGTTGACGAGAAATACCAGGATGATTTTGCAAGATATGCCGATGAAATATCCGTGATGCTTTTATCATTTGTTAAAAATAAATTTTTACCCAGAAAATGACACGCGAAGAAATACATAATAACGTACTGACAATAAGAAATTATTATTTCAGTATTCAGAACAAGATTGACAATGGATACAATGTTTCAGAATTGGATATAGATTCTAAAACTCACAACAAGATGATTGACGATACCATAAAATCAGCCCTTGAAGATCATAAAATTATTCTTGCTTTGGAAAAATATAAACTATGAAAAAGAAAGATATAGACGAAGGATATATTGTAGGTGACTTTTATATTATTAAAAGCCCTATCAAAGAGGGATGGCTTCACATAGTGAATATAAAAACATCTTGGCAGATAAAGGTGATGATGGGAGCGAATACGGCAAAGTTTCTAAGCCTTCCCCAACAGGAGATATTTGACAGGATTAACGGAATATACATTCAATCCATGATGTCTTTATACGATTCAGATTATGCCTTGAAAATAGCTAAAGATGCTGTGTCTTATATGTCTGAAAAGGCAGGAAAGATGGAAAAGGTGGAAAAGAATGAAAATGAAGATATTGAAAAGGTGAAGAAAGATGAGTTTATGATGAAGATAGCCACATCTTCCGATGAAGAAATCATGGATATGATCGTAAATGGAGAGATAAAGTACGAATATTTCAAACAAGAACAGGAGTAAATTTATGAAAGCATTATTTAAAATGGACTTCGATTGCGGAAGAATGGGCAATCTTGAAGGAGTATTTATTGCAGACACAGAAGATGTCGAATACTTAGTGAATAACAAAATCAGTGTTTACTTCGGTGAAGTACTTGGCAAGCACTCTGAAATATCCGGGTGTGTGGCTGAAAGTGAAATCAAACAAATAACCACTGATGAAAATGTAATCAAGATAGTTGAAGAATATGGGCTTAACAGTGGGTATAATCCATTTGAATACACTCTTTGTACATCAGAAACGGAAGATATACCAGATAACGGAGTTGATTGGGATGATTGTACTGTACAAGAATACATAGACTTTATGAGGAAAGGTATAATACCCCAATATTACGAGAAAGATTATAAAGAATGGCTAAGTAGCCAAAAGGAGGATTAATCATGCAAGACTATATTTCAGACTGGTTCATTCCGATGGATTTCGGTAATGATATGCCGGACGAAGAACCAAGTGGTGAGGATAATTTCAATTTTGATTAAGTTAATTTGTTAATAATAATAGACATGAAAACATTTTTTGAGTGTAAAATTCGCTACGAAAAAGTAGCAGAAAATGGGATGATTAAGAAAGTAAGTGAGCAATACCTTGTTGATGCGCTTAGCTTCACTGAGGCGGAAGCACGTATTATATCGGAAATGACACCGTTTATCAGTGGCGAGTTCACTGTTTCGGACATCAAACGCTCCAACTACAGCGAACTGTTCCCATATGAAGAAGATGCAGCCGATCGCTGGTTTAAGTGTAAGCTGTATTACATTACGCTAGACGAAAAGAGCGGAGCGGAGAAAAAGACATCATGCTATATGCTTGTTCAGGCAGCCGATTTGAGAGATGCTGTAAATAAACTTGACGAAGGAATGAAAGGCACAATGGCAGACTATGTGATTTCATCCATAGCCGAAACCGCCATTATGGATGTATATCCGTATGAAGCGGAAAATGATTCCTGCTTAACGGAATACCCAAGTGGACACAAGACGGGAGTTGTCATAGGCGGAAAGAGCGTCATTGTAGACAAAACGGGAAATTCAACTGTAGTTTTACCTAGTTAAATTGTATATATATGGCAAACGAACAACAAAATCAGGTTTTCCATCATTGGAGAACTGGAAGTCAATCTGATTATGTGGGAGTAGAAATACTCCCTAACGGTCAGTCTATTATTGCTACAATATCCCATATCGTATGGGATGAGAATGCAAAGGTACAAGGTAGTAAGAAACCATCATGGATTGCTTACTTTAAAGAAGCAGACCTTGTTCCTAAACCTATGCTATTGAACAGTACGAACCGCAAACGCCTTACAAAGCTGGCACAAACTGATTATCCTGAAACCATCCGTGATTTTCGTGTCATATTGTGCAAGGAACTGACACGTGACCCAAGCGATGGAGGAAAGGTTTACGGATTACGTATAGGGCGTGATGTTCCACCACCACCACAGAAAGAGAAAATGACAGTCAACTCTGATAAATTCAAGGCTGCATTGGAAGCGTTAAAAAGTGGGAAATGCGAAATTGGATACATCACGGCAAGCTATGATGTGGACGCGGAAGCTATGAAATTGTTTAACGAAGCGACTAAGAAATAATGGAAGCAGAAGAAAAAGAAAAACTATGGCTTATGAAGAGGTGTGGTAAAATCACCTCTTCCGCCATTGGAAAACTTATGGTTTCCGGGAGAAGGGAAATGACACCTTCCGAACTAGAGGTTGCAAAAAAACAGGGTGTAAAGAGAAAGACAGTTGATGTTCCTTTCGGAGATACAGCTATCTCTTATCTTTATCAGGTTGCAAGGGAGAGAAGGTTAAACAAACCATGCCGACATATATCCACTTCTGATATGGAGTGGGGAAAGGATCATGAAAAAGACGCTATCGAGTGTTTTAACCATAACACGTTCTCTAGACTAATGTCCTGTGCGGATGATTTTGACGAAATTGTTTTTGTCGATAATATCTATGATGGATATGGAGATTCTCCCGATGGATATGGATTTGATGTCAATGGTAAATTATCTTATATAGCAGAAGTGAAATGCTTTACTTCTGAAAGTAAGATTGAATATTTGAGAGAAGCCACAAAGGAACAGGCTATAGAGGAATACTATTGGCAGCTAATGTCGCATTTCCTTTCCCATCCCGATGTGGATAAAATGTATTATATCGTATATGACGGTAAATCTGATGATGATCCGTTTGATTTACGCCCAGTTAACGATCCGTCAAGGCTTTTGTATTGGGAACTTGACAGAAGCGATTATAAAGATGATATAGACAGGATGGAGGATAAGTTACAAATGGCTCTAGCTTATCTTTCATTCAACGAACGTGATGCAAAAAAATACCCAATAAGTAAAGTAAATGACTACATTAATCAAGCACAACAAACCTAATCGTGGGGATGAAATAATCATCCCCTATCTTGCCATAGAAAACAATATCAACTTTATCATGCTCAATGGGGGTGTAGGTGACGTTGAACTTATGGACGGAACGAAATGTAAGTCAATAAGCTGCACTCCTATCAAATTTGATGATGCAGGAGATGATATATATCGTATATATGGTATAGGAAAAGAAGCATGGAAAATGGCATGGCTGAAAAGAGTACATGCAATGAGTGATGAAATTGTAAAACTAAAGTTAGATTTCAATGCCAGCAATTAGCGAATTATGGATAGATTATCCAATATCTTACCGTGACGAAAAAGGAAGGTTCGTCAAAGGTCATAATTATGGATTCAAGAAAGGAAGGGAAGTGTCGGATGAGGAACGTGAAAAGAAAAGAGTTCTTATGAAGGAACTCATAAATAAACGAAAGGAAAACGGTTCTTATCTCGGCCATAGAAACAATACAAGGGCTGTCATTGCGATAGAGGATGGCACGAACAGATTCCTATGCTTTGAAGCCTGTTGTGACTGTGAGAGGAAATTAGGTATGCCACAACGCTCATGCAGTTCTTTCTGTAAGGGGAAAAACGGGCATAGATGGAGAAACTTTAAATTGTTTTACGAAGATGAATACGGATTACGTTGACGAATTTGAAAACTACGACAGGAAGTTAATCAAACTAAATAGTGACACTGCCATTTTGCTGCACATATTCAAGAAAAAACCAAACCACCACTTCGAGGATTGGATGGTTCTTCAAGACAATGAGGAATACTTCAAAAAAGAATGTGTTCCTGATTACGAAGATGCCGCCAGGCAGTTTGTCAAGCAGTTTGAAGGAGAAGAGTGCATGGCTTTTGTGGTTGCATTAAAAAAAGAACTTGAAAGAATCATACAAGAAGATGAGTACAAACGAAATCAAGCTAAGGGATTACCAGGAGGTGGGGATAACCCGTCTGAGAAATGCCCTGACTAATCATAAGCACGTCATATTCTCTGCCTGTGTAAGTTACGGCAAAACGGTCATAATGAGTTTTATGGCTAAAGGTGCTGTAGAAAAGGGGAATAAGGTGCTTATCGTATCCCACAGATCTGAACTTATGACACAGACAGGGGGAACGTTGGAAAGAGTTGGCATACAGGCTGAATATATCTCTCCTAAGCACAGGAACATACCCAAAGGTCTAGTAGTATCCGCAATGGCTCAAACTCTCCGTAGAAGGCTAGAAAAGCCCGAATGGGTTGAATGGGTTAAGAGTGTATCTCTCTGCCTAATAGACGAAGGGCACACCTCTGATGCGGACTTTCTCTTTGAATCTGGTTTGCTTGATGATAAGTATGTAGTAGGTCTTACAGGAACCCCGATGAGAAGTGGAAACCAAAGGCAGCTTGGCATGAACTATGAAGAGATTGTAGAAACCGCCCAGATACAGGATATGATGGACCGGGGAAACATAACCAAGTTGAGAACGTTTACGGTTGATGCGCCCGACTTGTCTAAGGTTAATACCGATTATCGCACAGGTGATTTCGATAGCAGGCAGATGGGTGCGGTGTTCAACAAGTCTGTACAGTACAAGGGGGTGATTGAAAACTATATGCGTATCTGCCCGATGAAAAAAGCAATCTGTTTTGATGCCACACAGGCAAATGCGATAAGGATGTGCGCTGAATTTAATGAAGCTGGCATTCCCGCAAAATTCCTCATATCAGGTATAGATAAGAATAAGCCGGATGAGTTAGCATTATATGAAAGATACAAGCATCTTACAGGAAACAGGGAACAGCTTATCAAGGATTTCCATGACGATAAATTCACCGTTATATGCAACAGTGGTATCTTATCTACGGGATACGATGAAACAAGTATAGAGGTTTGCATATTAAACCGTGCTACACAATCCGTTCAGTTTTATATCCAGGCAACTGGCAGGGCTATACGGCTTCACCCAAATAAGACAGAAGCATTTCTCCTAGACTTCGGTGGTAACATATCACGGCTAGGCAAGTTTGAGAAAGAACGTAAATGGGCTTTATGGCATAACAAGGGGAAATGTGAAGGGATACAGGGAGTAAAGGAATGTAAACAGTGTGGTAAATATATTGCCATAACCGCTTCGGAATGCCCTTTCTGCGGATATGTATATCCTACCGAAAAGGAAATAAGGATGGCGGAACTGCAAGAACTGGTAGGAGATTTAAAGTTCGATCAAATGACACCTACGCAATTTTTCCAATATGCGGAACTTAAAGGATATAATGTTTACTGGGCGATCCGGCAGTTGTATATCAGAAATACGGAATCTGATTTTCGTAAAGCCATGAAAGAATGCGGATATTCTAGCAAATTTATATGGGGGTATATTCAGAGAAACAAAAAATAACATTATTTACATTTGCAAAATATTTTTGTGAAATAAATATATCTACTTTTGCGTTATGAAAAATAACATTAATCCTTGGGAAGTGTTTGATGAGATTGAATGTTCCCATAATCCTGAATATATTATTTGTGTGTCACATCTTAGACATTACACGAATATTTTTGGCATAGATAAAAGGCTTGTAGACTTTCTTGGAATGGAAAAGAATACAATATTAGATATCGAAACATTTTGTTTTGGCGAAATGGATGTTTTCGGAATAAAAGAAGATTGTGTATCTGTAATAGAAGATTGTAAAAGACAAAGGGAAGCAAAGAAACAAGCCTTGGAGAAAAACAGGAAATTGACAGACATGCTAAAATTGAAACGTGAAAATATGTGTGGCATAGGTACAAGAAAGGTGAAATTAATGCTTAATAAAAAGATAAAACAAGGAAATTTTACAGCTAAAATTTATCGTGTTGCATTGGAATTACAAGATTATAATATAAAGGCTAAAGGTGCTCCGTTTCCTTACTCGGAAAAGATGTATGCAAAGAAAGAAGATTTGATTGATAAACTTATCGAATTATACAAAAATATACAACTACCTTTTGGTCGTTCAGAGGATAAAAATAAAAGAGTTTCTTTTATCGTATATTTTGATCTTCCTTTAGGTAATCAAATTAGTTTTCATTCTACAATAAAAAGAGATATACCTCTATACGGGAAAGAGTGGGATGGATTGGTAAACAGTACATTGGACAAGTTAGAAAAAGAAATAAAACAATATTTAAACATTTAATCATGGGAAAAAATTTACTTAATAACGATGGTAAAATTGCCTTGTTTCACGAAACGATAAGGCTTGACTTTAATCTGCCTAAATACTCCATTATAGAGCAGAAAGATCCTAATCCAAGTGTAATGTCTTATGATTTTCTTAAACAGTACATGGAAAGCAATGATAAGGAAGGAGTGGCGGAATTTAATCTTACCGTTTCACCGACAATGCTTGATTCTGTAAAAACAAACCAGGAGCACAAGCAAGTAAGACCCTTCCTTCTTGATAGAAAACATAAGGAAAACTCATGGTTTAAAAATATTAAGGATTATATAGACGAATACAGAAGATCCAAGTTTGACGTAATACATTTCTTTTCTGAGGTGAAGATACAGGCAGAAAACGAAATGAAGCAATACAGGGATAGGATAAAAGATTATATACTGATGCTAGGTTATGCTGAAAGATCAGGTCAATATGCCTTGAAAGAAAAACTGTTCCGAAACATGGTGATATGCAAATACGAAAGCATATTGTTCAGCAAAGGATTATACAAGGCTATATCAGAGGAAAATCTTATGAAGTTTGCAAAAGGATGTCCGAAAAATCTATGCCTTGATTATATTTCTGACTATACTAGAATCATACCATTTGACATAATTAGGAAAAAGACGGATATAGACAAATATGAAATATTCGACAACTATGTTATTCTTCACTATGACTTTGATAATAACGGAACAGATTTACCGTCTGACAAGAAAAAAGAGGAGGTGGAAAAAAGAAAAGACCCTATTCTGTTTGGTGTTATTGCAGGAAGCAACAAACTATACTTCATCGGTGACTGGATTGACGAGTATTGCGATTTGCGGTTCGATGATGTGGTAAAACAATGCACGGACGATTTCTTGTCAGAAAACATTTCTTTGGATGATCTTGCAAAATAGCAACACAAAGCCTTGCAGAAACGGAGAGTATTGCTGCTGTCGCTGCAAGCATAGATACACGGTTATTGTAGATGGTTTGTTTGTTGGATACGTATGTTATATTCCTTGGTTTGAAAAACACGTTGCCATGAAGATAAGAAACAGCGGACATGACATGTGTGAAGGATTTGAGATGGTTGATAACAAACTTTAACCTTTTATTTTTCTCATATATCCCATTTCGTGATACCTTTGCCAAATACAATTTTTTTTATTATGGCTGAGGAAAAACGGTCTGCGGAAGAAAAGAAAATGCAGAAAGATATAGTAGTTAGTTACAGGAACGAGAAAGAAGGTAAAGGATGCAGGGGATTGCTTGTGGCATTTTTTTCCGAACTTCTCCATCCTGCTGTAAGTGGTAACAAGTCGGCTGAATTTCGTGCTCTAGGAGCAAAGAAAAGTATGCCGGACCTTGCTTATATACATGACGGTAAGATATATGGCATAGAACTTAAAATGCCTGACAGTAACCATGACCGTAATCATATAATAGAACAAGCTGATGTGATGGCTACATATTTCTTTAGAGGATATTTCGTATGGTCTAAGGAAATGTTGTGGAATATACTTGACGCTATCGAGCGTGGTCAGCCGGGGATGTCAAATACACTACAGATAAAAGATTATTGTATGCGTAACAGCACTACAAAGGTAAGTTTTGAAAAAATAATTAAAGAGCTGTTTCAATGAAAGTTATATATAACAAAATAATTCCATTCAAGGGGTACAAGTGTATAAATTTGTTTGGGGTTCTTTTCGTAAGAAAAGGATGTACGATGCGTGAAAGCGATTACAATCACGAAGCGATTCATACAAAACAAATGAAAGAGCTTTTGTATGTTCCGTTTTACATTTTGTATCTTTTGGAATGGCTGTACAGGCTTACACAAAAAGGTAATGCGTATAGGAATATATCGTTTGAGAAGGAAGCCTATGATAACGAGAACGACATGGATTACCTTGATAAAAGAGAACATTTTTCTTGGATTGAATACATTTGAATTTTACATTTATGAATAAGATAGTTTTTGATAGAAAAGTTTTATATTCAACGTTAAACTCAGCCAAAGCCTGCCTTTCCGATACAGGCTTGACGATACTTAAATGTTTTCGTTTTAAATATATAGCATCAGAGAATGCGATAGAGGTTACTTCATACAACAACCTCAATGAGATGCGTTTGATTATTCCCGTTATTGATTCAGACTGCAATGACGGGCAGGAGTTTGCAGTAGACGGAATAAGACTTGTAAAGTTACTCAAAACAGTAAAGGATTCCATTGTTACGGTAAAGATATATGATAAGGATATAATATTCTCTTACAATGGCAGTGAAGCGTCTTTCTTTGCAGAAGATGTGGAATCTTATCCTGATATTAAAATAGGTAAGCGTGGTACCGGGATAAGGGTCAACGTGAACAGGAATGATCTGTATAGAGCATTAAAAAGGAACATAGGATTTAATGATATCAGTGACGTTGTGACCAGTCTTAGTGGAGTGGGGATAAATTTTATTTGTTCCAATAATTGCATTGATATATGTTCGTCCGATAAGATTGTATTTGTAAGAGATGTTATAGAATGTCAGCCGGATATATCAAAGGACTTGTGCATAAATGTAATGCCTACTTCGGTAAAGGAAGCGTTATCCTTTCTTGAAATGTTGTCAGAAGAAAATGTAACTGTTTCTGTATCTGATGATGAAAGGGTGATGTCTATATCTTATGGGGATTTCGGGTCTGTCTTTAATTGTACTCTGATGGAGGTTAAGTTTGTAAACTACCTGCCATTGGTAAATAATATAAAATCAAACTTTAATTACTTTATTAAAGCAAGAACTAGCGACTTGATAGATTCCCTTTCAAGAATAAAGGTAATGTCAGATGTATATAACATATCACATTTTGTTTGCAGGGAGGGAGATAATAAAATGGATATAACATACACAAATGATGCAGGATATAAAATATCGGAAAATGTCGGAATTGAAGGATATTGTCAAGGGCGTTTTGATTGCAATCTGAATATTGAAAAGATGATTAACGCATTGAAGGTATTTCCTGGGGATTATGTTACATTGGCATATACCAATCCTGATAATAATGCTCCTATATGTATCATTAACGAAGAGGGAGATTATAAATTAATGGGCGTAGTAAACATTTTTAAGAGTTGATAACTATCGTTTAACCTATCGAATATACCGTTTTATTATTTTTGCAACAAAAACATATAAGACATGGAAGATAAAGAAAGAACAATTCAGATTCTCGCTGAAACAATAGATAGGTTAAACAAGACGATAGAATCACAGAACAGGTTGATTGAGGATTTAAAAAACAGGCTTGAAACAATTCAGAGCGAATATAGCCCTTCAATTATGACTGTAGGCGTATTGATAGAAAAGTTGAATAATACAAAGACAAGAAGCGGAAAGGTAAGATTTGAAGCATTATCAAAACATATAATGCCATATCTTACCAATCAGCTTTATGACGAGTATGATTTTAATGATACCATCCCTACCTTCAAGGAAGTTCCATCTATTGAAAAGCCTGTAAATCGTGATATGATAGATGATATGATCAATGTTATAAAGTCAAAGAGAAAGATAAGTGAATCATCTCAAAAGGCATATCTTTTAATGCTTAAAAGAATATTGTCCGAATCAAAAGATATGAGTAAATATATCAATGATTATATTATCTCTCTGGACGTAAAATCTCCTTCAAATATATCTCTTACGGAGGAAGAAATAGAATTATTCTGGAATGTTGAGCCATTTGACGTTACGGAAAAAATTGTAAAGAAATTGTTTCTGATACAATGCTATACTGCCATGAGATATTCCGATATTTTCAGATTGAAAGATTCTATGATGGAGGGAAATGTTATTTCGTATATATCAAAAAAGACAGGTAAGAACGTTGAGGTTCCTGTACCTTCCAAGATTATAGAAATGATAAAAGAGGTTAGATCGTTCGATAAATACAATATAGAATCTTCGTTAAAGACAACAATGAACGAAGTTCTACCAACCCTTGGATGTAGAGCAGGTATAAACAAGCAGGTATTTGTAAGACGGGCTAATGTACTTATGAAAGGACCGAAATATCAGTTCATCAAGACACATACAGGACGTAGAACAGCTATTACAAGATGGGCTAATATGGGAATACCAGAAGCAGAACTAAAATCTATGGCTGGTCATTCTGATATAAGAACGACTAACAGATATATTACTGCAAGCGTATCGAATAAAACTAAAAATATTTTAACGGATGGAAATTTTGGAGAATGTGCTGTCTATTGACAAAATAAAACACCTGCAAGAACTTGGAGTGAATACAGGTAACGCATCAATGACTTGGATGTTATATCCTTATGAAGAAGGCAAACAACCACAATTATCTTTACGAGAGTGGAGAACTTTCAAGGAACGGTATAGAAAGGAATGAATTATGAATAAAAGAACAATTCAAATAGATGTTATCGGTCCGATAGAAGAAACTGAATTAATGAAATGTAAATTGTATGTTGATGGTCGTGTGTGTGTAATCGGAATGTCACGATATGACTATGAAGAGTTAATGCGAGAAAAAGTGTTTATCCGGGATGGTAAGAGCGTTGATTCTGCTGGTGTGATAAACACGACTAACACTTTCATTGAAAAAGATTAATATTTAAAACCGAATAGAAATGAAAAAGACTTTTAAACAATGGGCAAAACAGGATAAAGACTTGGATGACTTTTTATCGCCAGGTGATTATATTGACGAAAGGTTATATAACTATATAGGGGAAATCATACCTCCTGCATATTACTCAAGAAACTTTATACAAGGATGCGACGCCATTAAAAATGAAGGCGATGTATTATTCTACATTACAGCACACAGAACCGTTGATAATCGGTACTTATATCTCGGTGTTTTACCGGAATTTAAACAATAATTCAAAACGATAAAGAAATGAGTGAAACAAAAATAATATTAGATGCCTGTTGTGGCAGTAGGATGTTTTGGTTTGACAAAAAAAACCCTTTGGCTTTGTTTGCTGACATTAGGGACGAAGAATACATTCTTTGTGATGGGCGGAATCTGAAAGTCCACCCAGACATCGTATCGGACTTTACCGATATGCCGTTTTTGGATAAATCCTTTAAACTGGTAGTGTTTGATCCACCCCATTTGCTAAAGGTTGGTAAAAATAGTTGGTTAGCCAAGAAGTATGGTAAACTTCCTGAAGATTGGCCAAGGGTGATAAAAAAGGGAATTGATGAATGCTTTCGTGTTCTGGATGACTACGGAGTTCTGATTTTCAAATGGAATGAGGATCAGATAACAGTTAGGGAAGTATTGAGTGCCATCAATCGGCAACCACTCTTCGGTCATACTACTGGAAGACATGGAAAGACTATGTGGATGTGTTTTATGAAACTGCCAATTAACTAATAACAAATGAGTAATGAGTAAAACAACAATTTATTATCTATTCCTAGTAGCAATGTATATGCTGCTAGGATAGATGGAAAGGAGAAATATGGATAAAGATAAATTCAACAAAGCAATAGAACTCAACAATAAAATAGAGGAATACAAAGATCATAAGATGGCACTTGAAAATTCTAACATAAAATATGGTGGTGGATTGATATTTACATACAACAGGATGCACAATGATGTACCATTAAAGGAAGAACTTTTTGGTAAAAATTTCTTTCAGTTATATCTGTATGCTTTGGATAGTAAGATAAAAGAATTACAAAAAGAGTTTGACGAATTATAAATAAAAATGAAGCAAATAGTGATTGGTGATAAGCCTTTAATGCAAATATCAGAAGAGGATATTTTTCAGGTTGCAGTAATTCAAGGATGCTGCGCTCATCCTGACTATTGGAATTATCCAACTTTGACCGAGTATGATAATACCATGTTTAGAGATTCAGTATGGTGTTCATACAAATCTACACGGAAAGAGGATAATCGAGATAGTAGCGAACTTACTTTCTTTTTGGATACCAAAGATTTGTCCTACCACTATCATAGAGAGTGGTCAACAGAAAAATGGCATGGAGAACGTCTTGGGTTAACTGTAATGAAGTTCTTGATTGAAAAAGGCTATGATGTGCCAATTTATTAATTCAAATAATAACATAAATGAAGAAGATAATTTATAAAATATCTATCTATAAGGTACTGCCACCTTATAAGAATTGGTACAGTATCACGACTGATGACGGACTAAATCGTAGTAATGTCGTAATTGTTGGGAAAAAGCAATTATTGAAAGTCGCTTTAGCCTTGATTGTTATGGCTATTTTCAATAAAAGAACTATTATAAACATATTCAAATACAATAAAATATGAATACATTTTACATGGTGTTTGTGGAAGGGTGTGCTACCCCAGCTTGCAAACATGAGAGCTTGGATAGTGCGGAAAAAGAAGCGAAAAGGCTTGCAACTCTTTTAAAAAAGAAAGCATACGTTTTGTGTACTATAAAATCAGTTGAAGATACTCAATACAAAATTGAGGATTGCAGACCTAGTGGAAGTGATTTACCATTTTTAATTGGAACAGTTATGAAACAAACAGTAGAAGAAGCGGCAATAAGCTCACAATGCGAAATGGGCTGTCAAGATTGCCCTAATCATGCACAGGCATATGATGGATATTATAGTAGCAAAAATGTTAAATGTCCTTTTATATTAGGTGCCGAATGGCAGTCAAAGCAATATCCTTGGATAAGTGTTAAGGAAAAGGCTGGTTGTGACACATCAGATGATTGTATTGTAATGGTTGCGAATGGTGATATATTCAAAGCGTATTTTTCATCTAAAAACAAATGGATGAAAAGTAATGGAGGCTATTATGATGAGGTTATAGATGATGTTGTTGCATGGATGCCCATCCCGTCTTTCGATGATATACTCGAATAGAACAGGGATGTACTGGAACGAATTAAAGAGAAAGGAGATTGATTATGGAAGTAAATAATGGAATAATAATAGACGGGATGCTGCATGAATTGTGTGTTGGAATATGTGATGAGTGCTCATTACAAAATGAGTGTGATGATAGTTCAGAAATCATTTGCAATATAGCTTATGAAAACCCAAACATGGACCAGTGCTTTGTATGTCGTGGAAAAATAACAGATATTAAGATAGATAAGGAGGAATAATTATGGGATTTACAACACAGTGTTTTATACACAAGAATACTGCTAATATTAGAAATAGATTAAAAGAACTTGGCTATTATTGTAATCCATATTTAGGTTGGAATAATCTATTTACTTGTGTATTTGGAGTTAATTCGGTTTATTCATTGGACGATTATGATACAAATGGTCTTAAAGAAATAGATGGTCTTATTGATTGCGGAACGAATGAAGAACTATTCCTAGCTATCGCTGCATTGAGGGATGATAGTAACTACATGCAGTGGTTTATAGCAGATTCCATTCTTAGCGTTTCTTATGGCGATTCTATTGGTAATGATCATTATTTCACAGAACTCAAAGGCATTATGTTCTTTTGGGATGAAAATTGGGATAATGCAACCATTATTTCAGGACGTTATCACAAGGCCACCGTAAACGAACTGATTGAACATTTTAAAACAGAGGAGGAACAATGAAAGCAAGAGTAAAATCAACAGGAGTTTTGGTAGATGTAATTCCCCAATTAAACATCAACCCTCAACATAGCAACGATTATTTATATGTGTGTGATAACATGGTTTACAGAGAATGCGAACTTGATTTTTCAGCTATCGACTGGGAACAGAGGCGATATGAACTAGCGAAAGCTGCCATGCAAGGATTTTGCAGCAATTCACATGAACAGGTAATGAATGCTAGTTTAAATATGACAGTAGAATGGAGCCTTGGTTTCGCTGATGCGCTAATAAAGAAATTGAAAGGAGAATAAAATTATGACCGAAGAATTTGTAACATTGAAAACAGCAAAGATGCTGAAAGAGAAAGGGATGTTTACGGATATAGAATTTCCTCCGCAATCCGTTGCCCAGAAGTGGTTACGTGAAACCAAAAACCTGCATATATGTGTATATAACTGTGCTTGTGGCTATGGATACGAAATATCTAAAGCTGACAATGGAACTCATATAACCAGTTCTGTTTATGAAGGACCTAATGATGGTGGTAAATGGGATGTCTACGAAGACGCACTTGAAGCTGTTTTACAGGAAGCATTAAAATTGATATAAATATGAGCCTTAGGCGGCTTTGTAAAACCCATATAAACAATGATGAAAAGAATAATTACTGTCCAAGACATGATTGACGAACTAATGTTAGTTGTCAATAAGGATGCTGAAATAAATATCGTAATGAATACAGGAGATTATCAAACTGAATACATTCCTGATCTATATGATTTTTCTGTCATTGATTTTACTGATGTACATCCTGATGATGGAAACTCGGAAAATAAAGTGGTAATAGAAATGTTTCGTTAAAAGAGAAATAAATAACACTCAAAACATAAAAGAAATGAATACAACTTTTGAAAGATCGTCTAATAGTACCGATGAATGGTACACACCGAAAGAAATTATAGACGCATTGGGTGAATTTGACCTTGATCCATGTGCTCCCATGCACCCTCTTTGGCCTACTGCAAAAATCATGTACAACAAGCAGGACAATGGTCTTATACAAAATTGGGGAGGGCGAATTTGGCTTAACCCTCCGTACTCCAAACCGCTTATGTGGCAGTTTGTAGAGAAATTGGCAGAACACGGCAACGGTATAGCACAACTTTTTAACCGATGTGACAGCAATAAGTTTCAAGACATCATCTTCAAGAAAGCAACCGGTATGATGTTTTTGAGGAATCGAATAAAATTCTTCCGTCCAGACGGAACTCGTGGGGATTCTCCTGGCTGTGGCAGTATTCTCATCGCTTTTGGTGAGGATAATGCAGAAATATTGAGAACCTGCGATATTGCAGGAAAGTACGTTAGAATCAATTAGAATGACAAAAAATGAATAAGGAAGAATTTTTAAGCAAAAGATACGCCATTGATTTAAAGCTAAAAGAATTGAATGGAGAAAAGGAACAGTTGGAAAAGGAATACATTGAATCCAACCAAGTATTCCCTATTGGAAGCAAAGTCTGTATAACGGTCATGGCTCATGAAAGGATATTAGTTCCCGAAGCGAAGAAGTTAGCCTATATTGCAGATTATGATATTGATGATAACGGAGAGGTTGTACCCTCTTTAAGACAGTTGGATTGCAATGGGGGCATGTCAGCAATACCTTTATTTGTTAATTTAAAGAAGGCTATAATTGAATTAGCGTAAATCAGATTAGGAATGAATATGAGTGGAAAAGATGTATTAAGGCTATTACTTATCAGTTACGGTTTTTGCCGTAATATTGAGATAAGTACTTATATTGGAGATGGTGGATGGATTGGTTACGAAGTATCGGCTAGTAATGACGATGGCATTGAATACTATGCAGTAGATTGTGAAGGTTTACTTTTTCATATATACGAGATACAGAAATTTATGAGAGATGGAAATATTGAACCTCGTTTAATGCTTGGAAACTCTAGCAACAAACATCTTCTTTCAGATGAGTCTTTAAATAAGCTACTGAATATGTCAGAGAATAAAAATTACTGTAAAACAAACCCTTATGAATAGGCGTAAAACTGATATAGATATGAACAATTTAAAATTATATATCGCCCGTGACGAAGGCAAATGGGATGAAGATGTACAAAAGGCAGGAGAACTGAACCTGTTCTATGACACCCCGCAACTTCTGTTTAACGTAAAAGACTGGACATCATACTGGGGAAATGCCCGTAAGATAGCACATATTCCATCATACATGTATCCTCAAATCAAGGATAAGGAGTGTTATGTTTTCAACAATCTTGAATTATACCAAAGTTTCAACTAATAAGAGAGAGGATAGGCAGTTAGCCTATCTTCTCTTTTCGTATTTTCTTTTCATCTTTCTTCTTTCCACCCGTGTCATTCCCATGCTTTGAGCAATACCGAACAGGATTTCCTTTTCCGAATCGTTAAGCATATCATATACTTCTTCTTTGCTTTTTCCGCTAATCATAGCCATAAAAATCTTTTTCATAATGATTTATTTTAGTTTTTTCTTACAACAATCGCAAATTTCGTCTTTTATAGGCTTTGTAAATAAAGCACCTACATATCCTGCAAGGTATCCGGCTTCTTCTGATGAAGGCTTTATGCCATAATGATCAATTATATGACCAATCATGTGTTGTTTTTCATGCTCCAGTGTATTCATAAATTCTTCATCAGACGTACTGTGACTGATAATAATTACAGTGCACTTATTGTTTGAATACGTTACACCGTAATTGTATTTTTCAGTCTTTATCTTATCCGTTATCCTGTTCAGTAAATGAAAAGGACAGCCAATATATTCCAGTCTGTATATCGCTCTTAAATAAGAGTATTTATCCACAGAATAGAATACATCAACCGTCCAATCATATTCCTCAATGTATAGTCTTTGTCGTACCATAGCAATCAGATATAATCCTCCCAAGAGAAAGGTGTTCCACAAGCTATACATTTTGCGTAATACTCGTCAAGAGCACGGGTAGGGCTTCCGTCAACATCGTCAAGATAGTCTTTTACAAACATACAGGCATATTGCTCATTGACTATGGATGAACCCATATAGTCGGCACGTACCATATTCAATACATAAACCTTGTTGTATTCTACATCATTCTTCAACTCAACATTGAATTGCTTCATTAATGTTTCCACTTGATCCTTGTCATACGGGTGTATTTTGTTTCCGTTCCTGTCTTTCATTTTGGAAACGGCATATTCACATAATTTCTTAGAGAAGTTCCATCCGTGTTCTGCAAGATATTTTTCCATTCCCGAAGGAAGTTTCTCATATACATCTAATCTCGTTCTTTCCATAGCTTTTGTTTTTAAAAAGATAGCCCGTAGCAAACCACTACGGGCTTAAACCAATTTAATTAGCGTCTACGTCTGGCGTAAGGACCAGTACCTTTGACCCCTCGTCTTTCTCCGTACTCATCATCATCATCCCACATTCTTTCGCCATAACCGCCTCCACTTCGTCCGCCACGTCCGCCACGTTCACCATAGCGATCTTCCATTTCTTCCATAGCGTCACGATAACCTTCTTTATACGCTTTTTCTAATTCCCGGTCCATATCTTCACCTTCAAAGCTACGGCCCATTCCATATACTTTCCAACCCATAGTGTTTATTTTTTATTGTTGTTATTATTATTGTTTACATGTTGCACGTCAGGCAATTTGATACCAGAAGCAGCAAGTTGTGCAAGTATATCCTTTATCTGTGACAATTCACCTTTAAGTTCCTTCATCTCCTTGTCCTGCTGTGCCTTTTCGGCAAATGCAGGATTCAACGCTGTAAGCATCTCATCGCAGCTTTTGATTACTTTCTGATGGTATTCCACAGATTCCACAACCCTTACACTACTTATTTTCATTGCTTCTATCTCTGCATTGATGGCATCCTTGCTTTCCGATACAACCACATTTCCGCCTACTTGGGAAAAGTCTGCTATACTAAGATTGGCTGGCAACTTTTGAAAATCAAGAGTATCATCTCCAACCTTAACTTTCACATCCACAACCATTTCATTTTGCGGAAGAGGATATGCTGTATATCCGTTCTGATATTTAGGAACAGGATTTGAAACACTTACCACAGTGCCCACATCACATCTTGGGTTTTCCCCTTTATGCAATATGAAAAACTGCTGTCCTTGTCGTATTGATTGAAACATACTTATTCTAACTTTTTAATATCATTTTACAGTGCTTCTAGCCTGTGCGGCAGTAGCAGGTGCAACGATATGATTAACTACTTGAAATATCCCATTACATTTGTCGTAATAGACAAAGTATTTATTGCCTTGTGAAATCTCACTTGATGGCATTTGATCTCCAGAACCGTTTACCAAAGGAACCTTGCTTGTGGATGTTGATGTGGTATTTGTCAGTGTGGTAGCCACAGAAACAAGATACCCGTCAGATCCGGCAGCAGGAACATGATTTACACTCAAGAGCAAAATACCTTGATTTGGCAATCGCCTGAACAGGCACGGGCTAATACCATAGATAACCTCTGAATTTGTCGTGTCTGTTGTTACAGAAGATGTCCGAACAAACGGTATTCCTCCAAAGTCAAGTCTATGTACTCCTTTAAAACGGTTAGCGTTATATCCCATCATATAAGGATTAAAAAAATAACTCATAACTTTTCCCTTTCTTTAGAATTTTACTATATTTGCATCGGGATAGATAGGAGTAATTAACCTATTGAAAAGGGTTCGCTAACGCCCTTCCCTCTTTTTTTTATGTTAGCATCACTAAAATAAGTTAGCAATGACAAACGAAGAATTTATTAAGAGCATCTCCTTGGAAGGAGAAATTTGGAAGGACGTAATCGGATATGAAGAAACATATATGGTTTCTTCATATGGTAGAGTTGTGTTTAAAGAACGTTTTAGAGATAATGGCAATGGTGGATACGTTATGCCACCAAAGCTATGTCATTTAATGGAAACGAAATTTGGATACTTACAAGCTCGCCTATATAAAGATAATAAAGAGAAAAAATGCTATGTTCATAGATTAGTTGCATCTGCACATATATCTAACCCTAATAATTATCCCATAATAGACCATATAGATACCAACAGGAAAAACAACAAAGTATCTAATTTAAGATGGTGCAATTCCTCTATGAATGCTCTAAATCCAATAACAAGAAAAAGAAACTCTTTATCTAAAATTGGAAATAGAAAAATTATTCTAGCAAACAGTAAATCTGTTGTTCGTATCAATCCAAGTAATCCTAATGATATTAAGATTTATGAATCACCCACTTTTGCTAAAAAAACAGAAGGATATAATCAAGGTCATATTTCCGCTGTATGTTTAGGCAAAAGAAAGTATCATAAAGGATATAAATGGATGTACCTATCCGATTACGAAGCCCAATTCAATAAGTCAAAGAACTCTTAACTAAACTTTAGCAATTGCAACCACAGTTGTCACCAGCAGCATAACCTGCACCAAAACCAGCCATGAACGGATAACCTCCATAGCAACAATTTGGGTTAGGCACTATATAGGATGGAACCGGGCACGGAGCCTTAAGTTGTCCAACTATATTTGCAGTCTGAGCCTGTTGAGAAGCAGCCAGAGCCAAATTGCTGTTTTCCTGTCTAAGTGCATCTATCTTGTTTTGCATTTCACGCATTTCAAGCTGACAGAATTTATCATTGATGATAGCTGTTTGAGCGTCTATCTTTGCGCCAAGAATGTTAAACTGAGTGTTCGCATTGCTTGTCAAAGTATTAGTCTGCTCTACAGTAGCCAAACGGCTATCACATCCTTGACGTTCAATAGCTGTACGGATATCACAGCAGCAAGAAGCAAGCTGAGAACCGATAGCTGCACTATTGGACTGAATTGAGTTGATGATCTGTTGAGAGGAAAGACCTACCTGATTACCAACTTGCTGAATCTGTCCTTGAATTTGGCAGATAGCATTCTGCAACTGTTGAGTAGAGCAGTTCAAAGAACTAGCCAACTGATTGATAGCTGTTCCGTTTCCTTGAATAGCGTTCATCAACAATTCACGTCCTGCTTCATTGTTCAATTGAGCAGGGATTCCGTTTGCTCCATTGCCAAACCCGTTACCGAATCCGTTACCACCCCACAGGAAGAAGAGCAGGATAATCCAGATCCAATAACAACCAGCACCACCCCAAGCGTCTTGATTTTTGTTACCATTCATCAAGGCAGCTACAAGATTGGGGTCTAATCCTTTATTCTGCAACAGTGCAGGAATCATTGACATAATACCTGCGCTTTCTCCAGCGGCAGGATTGTCGAACATAAAAATTTTGTCTGAACCCATAATATTGTAATTTAATGTGTGTGTATTATAACTCCCGTAAAGACTGTGCACTCATCTTTACGAGTGTAGATTTACAACATGGATTGCCTAAACAAAAATAAAAATTTCGCAGTATAACCTATTGTGTTTCAGATAGTTTAAACTTGTTAAAATAAGTTATTTGCTTGTGTGTTGTTTTTCCTATTCGTATATTAGCGCAATAATTTTAAAATAGAGGAATTGAAGATGAAAGAATTAAAAAAATGGAATAATAATCCAATAAAGATTACGTATTTAATACCTAGTGGAAACAAGTATGCTTATATAAAATTAGGTGACACTGTTGATCTGACGAACGGAACATATAAAATAACCGCTTTGGATAATGAAGAAAACATTTTCCAAGCGGTTAATATGGAGAATAAAGATGATTGTGTTACAATGTATGCGTATGAGGTTGTCTAGCTTTTAGTCTTGTATTTGCCCCTTGACTTCTTTGGACGTATAAGCCCGTTGTTTTTAAGAGCATCCAATGTTTCTTTCAAATAAACGGGTTTTGTCATTCCTTGTACTCTCACGGGAGATAATAACGGTTGTACGGGATGAAACTTAGTGCCTTTGTATGTAAGCCTTGCAAACTCGGTGTCACTCACATCAAGATACTTTATGGCATTTTCTCTATCAAAATAAGACGGTATGATAGTTGATTTGTTTATTGCGTCAGTAAGGAAGTTGAACTGTTCCGCATCAACATTCGAGTTTCCGCTTTTCAATGCTAGAGATATTCCGTCAAGTAAGGAAGCTAATATAGTGTTATAATTCATGCCCATGACTTACTCGATAGATGATATGTTTGCTGTTCCCGTAACACTCACCTTGCTTCCTGGTGTGACTGAAAAATATTCCACCGTTCCTGCCGGGAGAAGCATTCCTGTTGGTGATATTCTGCTTGATCTGCTTTTCGTTTCCTGTACCAATGAGATACGGCATCCATCCGATGTCGCTACTCTTATAAGGTTTGACAATGCTGTGTATTCCTTGTCGGTTACATCTTCCGATGCTGATATTCTTGCAGCTACGATACCTTTTAACGCTTCATCCTTTGAAGCGTTTTTGGTGGAGAAATACCCACCTATCTGTTGTTTATCATTGTTTTCCATATCCTTTCAAGTAAGATTGTTTCACACTTTCGGCAAACTCGTTCAGCTTTACATAATCCGGGTCAAGTTTGTTTAAAATACCTTTTCTGAGAGCCGCTTCTTCCTCACCGTTGGGAAATTCATCCTTTATGGCGGCATCTACCGTTTTGTCGTATGATACAGGGTTCTTTACACGCTGTACATCGGCTTTCCACTTTTTGACGAACTTTTCCTGTACAATATTTCCCATATCGTCCGTTTCGGGTTCGTCAACTTGTTCAATGTTTAAATGAACATTGCTATATCCAGTGCCTAAATCAAAGATAAAGGCAGGCTTCTCGTCAAAAATCAAACCTCTTTCCATAGTTTAAATATCTAATGTTCCATCAAAATAATAACCCCTATTGAATTTTATGACAACATCTTCCAATGGTAAAAGGCTTTTGTCTACTTGGGAAAGGAATGCTCCTAATGTTTCGTATCCGCCTTTCACAAAGCATTTTTCTCCTTTGAACAGTATCTGCATTCTTACCCATGTACTATTGTCCTTCTTTGTAGATGGTCTTACATCAAAATCAAGAATGTCTATATGCTCATCGACAAGTTTGTCTATCTTTATATCCTTTCCGTCAAACTTTCTTGACACTCTTATATTTAAGTCACTAATCTTTGTCATGTGGCTATTATTATTAACTAAAACTTTATTAATTAAGTTTTTAGAATCACAGTGCATCAACATACCCATATAACTCGTAATTGATTTTGGGTTATTACGTTTTGACGCAAAGTTTTTCTTTATTCTCTTTCTTATTTTGGTATGACCGGGAGTAAAGACAAATCCACCGAAATCTATCCCTTCTGAAACGGGGAATATCCTGTAATTTTTCTTCATCTCCAACTTTTTTTCATACCACAGGTAATTTCTTATCCTCCACAGCCATTCATGCAACTGTTTCTTGTCGTGGGATAATATCACCATATCATCGGCAAATCTGAAATAATGCTTTACTTTGAACTGCTCCTTTATAACATGATCCAAAGACCTTAATACCAAATGGCTTCCTATCTGAGCGTCAGGATTGCCAATAGCCAGACCTTTGTTGCTGTAATTAAGCGTATTCATAAGCCATAACGCATCCCTGTCTTTCAAGTCTTTGCTATATGCCTTCTTGTAAACGCTGTGTCTTACGGACGGATAAAACTTCTTAATATCCATTTTCAAAACGTATATTTTTCCGTTTTTGTCCATTTCAAGCAATGTCCGTTTCATCTTTCTCACAAGGGAATGCTTTTTAACCTTACTTGTAATACCCCTTTTGGGCAGACAGTTATATGAATCAAGTGTAAGGCTTTTTGTCCATCTGTCCATCATGGGTACCAAAAGGCTGTGCTGGATAATCCTGTCCGGGTAAAACGGGAGTTTGTGTATCTCCCTTACCTTTCCTGCATCAGTCACTTTCTCTATCACCTCATACTTGCTTACATGGTATGATTTGTCTTTGAGCATCTGATAAACATTCTGATGATATTCATCCTTATGTTTCTCATAATCCCTCACACCCCTGTGATTCCTCTTTCCTTTCTTTGCCTTTTCAGCAGCAGAGATAATATTATCCATACTGCCTATCGTTTCAAAAATATTATTCAATCTTTTCATCTTACGTGCTTTTCTTTGTCCGTTGAGCCAAAGATAACTAACTTTCCATATACCTACAACTGTAAATGTACTAATAAGTTCCCATTCTCAAACAATGGGTTGTCTTGACATTTTCCATCTTCCTGACGAGGCTTCTGTATAGCAGTAATTTTTTTTAGCACGTTAGCTGCCACCGATGTTCGTGTTCGCATTCGAAGGGGCATTGTTCGCATTACCATTCCGCAGAGAACAATTGTCGTTGTCCGACTTACCACCAAAGTAAACACCAC